CGGCCGGCCGATCATGTTGTCGATCCCCTCGAGGATGATCGAATGGATGCTCCGGCCGTGGTCGGCAGAGATCGCCAGCAGGGCGTCGTACCGGGCTTGGTCGAGGTAGACGGTCTGCTTGTTCGCGACCTCGCGCTGACTGCGCGGCCGGCCGGGCTTGCGCTTCACGGGCTCGGCTGCAGCTTCCGGCTCGGCGGGCTCCGGCGCGGCGGCGGCCTGGGCGACGTCCTCGGCGACCTGCTGGGCGAGCAGGTGGGCGACGTTGGGGCGCTTGCTCATGCCGTCACCTCGACGCCGAGGCGCGTCAGGACCGCGTCGAGGAGCGCGGCGTATTCGGCGGCCGACGGCGATCCTGCCGCGACGGTCTCGCCGGCGGCGATGCTGTCCGCGACCGGCTGGCGACTGCTGATGGGGGGAGAGACCGGCTCGGTCAGCGAGGCGAGGGTGGCGACGGCTTCGCGTCCAGCCACGGTGCGCCGGTCGACCCTCGAGGGCACGACCAAGATCTCGGGAGCGGCGCCGCCACGCGAGCGGCGGAAGTCCCGGACGAATTTCACGGTGTTGGCCGCGCCCCGCAGCTCAAGCGCCGTGGCGCCGGCCGGGACGAGCACGATGTCGGAGACCGCGACGGTGGCGCCGTAGGCTGCGCCCATGGCGCCGGGGGCGTCGACCACGGTGTAATCGGCCGAGCCGTCCTTGACGACCTTCGCCCAGGCGCCGGCGTCAGAACGCCCTTCGATCAGGTGGGCGGCGACCGCGAACGGCAGCCGTCCGAGTTTCGCTGTTGCGGCGGCATTGGCCTCCGGATCCGCGTCGAGGACCCGCACGCTATGCCCGCGGCGGGCGAGCTCCGCCGCGAGGTTCAAGGCGGTGGTGGTCTTGCCCACCCCGCCCTTGCTCTGCACCAACCCGATGATCCGGCTCATGACCCTCTCCGTATAATTCCGGGAGGATCCTGGGATAAAACCCTTTCCAAGTCGTGGCTATGGCGGGACAGTCATTCTGCAGTCGGATCCGATCACCTCGGATCGTCGTACTCGTAGCCGTGATCGGTGATCGGCCGGACGAGGTCTGCGAGGCTGGAAAGGTCGGGCCGGACCAGTGTCAGGTAGACCACCAGGATGAACATGGCCGACCAGACGGCCCCGAGCTGGATCTTGTCGCGCGGCGGCACGTCCTTCCCGAACAGGTCCGGCACGGTGACCGCGATGGCAAGCGCGATGATCCCGAGCACAACCCAGAAGTCGAAGAACGGGTTGTTGACCAGGTGCGCCGGCTGCCCGGCGAGGCGCCAGAACAGGCCGAACGCGATATTGAGGTTGAGCGCGCTGCAGAACAGGAAGATCATCGTCGCGTAGAGGTATGGCCCGCTCGGCCAGCCCTCGGTGGTCATCGCCGTCCGGAACGGGCGCCAGTAGGCGAAGATCCCCCACCCGGACAGGATGAGGAAGATCGCCCTCAGCCCGTCGCCCCGCGGCCGGATCGGGATCGCCGGCACCAACAACGAATACACGAGCACCACGGCCACCAGGGCCATCAGCGCCCGATACCGGAACACCCTCATCACTGGCGGCCCTTCCTGCTCCTGCCGGCGATCGCCAGCGTCTGCTCGAGGTGCTTCATCATCAGCGCGTCAGACCCGGACAGCCGCGCCGCCTGCACCTCGATGTCGTGAATTTGCGCCACGGTCTTGGCCCGCTCGGCGCGAAGCGCGGCGCTCACCGCAGCTTGTTCAGCAGCGCGGTCCTGCGACCGGCGCGAGATCAGGTTCCACATGGCCCGGAGCACTCCCACGGTTAGCGCCCCCGGGCTTCCAGCGCAGAGAGGGCACGCTCCAACAACCCCCTGTTGGTCGCGGCTGCTCCTTCGATCTCACGGATCGTTTCGCTGGCGTTCTCGATCATGCGCTCGACGCGCATGTCCCTCTCGGTCTGGCTGGCGAGCGCGCTCCTCGCGTTCGCATCGATCGCCTGCACCGTCGCGGTCAGGAACGTCTGGCTCTGGGCGACGCCCGCGAGCGTGTCCTTGATGCTGGACAGGATGCGGTTGGTCTCGGCCGCGGTGAGCAGGGTCTCCCTGCTCTCCTTTAGTCGAGCCTCCGCATCGCTGTCGCGCCGCTTCTGCAGGTAGATGATTGCGATCAGGAACAGGACGAGCATCACGCCCACCAGTCCCTGATCCAGCAACTTGCCCATGGCGCTATCGAGCATCGACCTGCCCTCGCCCGAGCTCGAAGCGGCGCATGTCAGCGTCTCCCCGGCTTACCGGTTCGCCGCCGGCAGCCGCGCCACGACAGGCGCCAGGGTGTTGCCCTCGTTGGCGCCGTCCTCGAGACTGAGCTTCCGGAACACGATCTCGGCGAGACCGGCCTGCCCGCCGGCCGCCTCGAGCGCCTTTGCCGGCGCGGCGTCGACCGCTCGCTGCACCGCCTTGGCGATCACCGCCGAGCCCACGTTGATGGACAGCTTGCCCTCCTTCACGGCGCCCGGCACCGCGTTGATGGCGTACTCGGTGACGGCGTTCGCCATCTGCTCGACCCGGGCCTGGGTGAGGAACAGCGCGGCCCAGGGGTAGACCTTGCGGATGGCCTGGATCGCGTAGGCGGCGACCGCCGGGATCACCGCGGTGATGACGATCTCCTGCAGCAGCGAGATCCAGGGCGCGGCGGAGAGCGTCACGCTGGTGGTGTCGGCGGCGAACTCAGCGGCGAACGCCGGCCCGGCGACGATGCTGATCATGGCCGCGATGAGGGTGCTCAGAACCAGCACCCGAACCAAGACGGGGATGTAGACGGCGACGGCCAGCGCCAGGGCGCCGAGCAGCAGGAGCCCGAAGGCGAGGCCGTGGGCGAAACCACCGGCGGCGGGCATGCCTTCGATCCGGCCGCCGCCGGCCATGGCGGGGGAGTAGACGCAGGCGAGCGCCAGCGCCGCGAGGAAGATGCGGTGCATGATGGTGTCCTGTCATGGATGGTGCGGCCGCTATCGTGGATGGGCGCGCCGCTATCATGGATGCTCGGCTGGCCCGGCCGGCGCGGGTCTTCGCCCCGTCGAGGTCCGGGGTGTCAGGCTTCGCTGACGCCCGACTTGGCGCCGGCGATGGTGGTGGGCAGCTTGGTCGCCGCCGGCAGCGGCACGTCGGCCGGCCAGCGGAAGGCGGTGAACTCGCCCCGCTTGAACCCGGCGATGCTGACCGCGTCGCCCTGGTTTCCGCCGAGCAGGTAGATGGTCGAGGCGTTGGCGCCGACGACGATCCCGACGTGACCCTGCCATGCCGATCCGGCGCGCTTCTTGGTGGCGATGCAGCCCAGGGCCGGCTCCTTGAGCCCTACGCCCCAGCCCTCGTAGGACCGGGCCGCGAGGCTGCCGGAGGGCGCCCGGCCGGCGCGCTTCAGCATGGCGCCGACGAACGCCGCGCACCAGGCGGTGGCGTCGTCCTTCACCCCGCCGAAGCCTGCGTCGGCGAAGTAGCGGATCACCACCGGGTTGTTCGCCTTGCCGACGCCCTCGTGGGTGCCGACCTCGTGCGCCGCCAGGACGAGCCACGCCGGCTGTTCGGGCTCGGCGCGGCGCTCGGTCAGGTCGACCGAGGCGAGTGCTTTCTGCGTCAGCGGCCCGGCGATGCCGTCCGGCACGAGGCCGGCCGACCGCTGGAACGCGGTCACCGCGGCGATGGTGCGGGCGCCGGCATCGCCGTCGGCGCCAGCCGGCCCGAGGTCATAGCCGCGCGCCAGGAGAGCGCGCTGGATCTCAGCGACGGTCATCAGGATCTCCGGATTGTCAGGGGTGGTGCGTTGGCCCGGCGCGCCGGGCGTCAGGTCCGCAGCCAGCGCGTGCCGGCGGCGTCGTAGCGGAACCGGAGCGGGGTGGACGCCGTCAGGGTGACCGGGTCGCCCTGCTTCGTGGGGTTGGCCGGATCGGACGAGGTGCCGATGACCGTCGCGCCCCCCTGGGCCGCCACGTAGAGGCTCGTGATCGTGCCGATCGTGCCGATCTCGATGAGGTGCCCGTCGCCGGCGGCCACCGGCAGGATGCAACCCTGGTTCGCGATGGCGCTGGTCTGGGTGAACATCACCCATCCCGAACCCTCGGGAACGAAGTAGTTACCGCCGGAAGCGGCGACTTTCACCCCACCCGCATTGAGAAACGGCCCGGCAATCTTCGTCGGACCATCCACCGTCATGCCGGCGTGAGCGTAAGCCGGCTGATTGTAGACGTTCAATCCCTCGGTCGCGTTGAGCGGGTTATTGATATTGTGCAGCGTCGGCGCGGCGAGTACGGAGCATCTAACGAGATCAACGCCAGGGAAAAGTCCACCAATAACGTAGTTGCCGCGCTCGCAGTTGATGCTGTCCTTGAGGTTGGCTGTCTTTGCGGTTCCCGTGGCGCAGTTCACGATCATATAGTTGCCGCCCTCTATGAGGACGTCGTGGCGGGTCGCGTCGGGTGTCGAGAAGAATTTGCTGTGCTCGATCGCGTTGAGCCCGCTCTGCAACCGGACGTCCGCCTTGCCCTTGTTCGCCTCGAACCAGCAGTTACGAGCGGTCACACCGGGATAGTTGCGGATACGAGAGATGTCACCGCCCATGTTGGGTCCGACGAGGAGGCCACCACTATCCGCATCGAATGTCCTGCCATTGCCTTCGACGTCGCAGCCGTCGAGCATGAAGTTGACGCCGCCGTCAATGTCGAGGCCGTACTTCAGGTTGCCGCCGAACGCACCGATGATGTGGATGTGGTTCGGCATACCGCCGCCGGCCTTCGAAGCGAAGCCCCGTGCCATCAGGCCGGTACCGTTGTTGTCGCAGTTGAAGTCGAACAGCATGTTGGTGATGCCACCATACATCTGATAACCAACGCTGCCGCCAATGCAGTTAATCTGGCGGAGCACCGACTTGACAAGATCGTAGGTCACCAACACCGGCAAGTTCGGGTCCATGCCGTTGAGCGTCAGGCCCGAGATATTGATGTTCGCAGTGAAATTCGTGGCATTGGGGTCGCCGATGGTGAGCAATCCCAAGGACTGGTTGTCGCCGATGCGCCGGATCTGCGTCAGGTTCTTATCGTACCCGAAGATGGAGCCCATCTGCGAGTACGCCGCCGACACGGGGTAACGGAGCTGCCCGGAACGGTAGCGGCCGGGCGGGATGAAGATCGGCCGACCGGTCGTGACCATGTCGCTGAGCGCGCGCTGCAGCCCATCCGTATCCGGGTCGATGTCGTTCCCCTTGCAGTTGTAGGGGAAGTTCTTGATGTTGATCATATCGCCGAAGTGGTCGACGAGCGGCCGACCAAGTGCAGGCAGGGAGTTAGCCTGCCCGTTGTCATCGAGCCCGGCGAGGATGATCCCGCCCGGCTTGTCGCCGGTCATCATCCGCGGGCGCCGGCTATCGGTGGCATAGCCCGGCTCGCCGGACAGGCCGACGTAGCTGGCGAACTGCGCCTCGTTGCCGCGCAGGACGCGCAGGGGCTGGCGGGGATCGGCCATCAGAGGCTCCCGAAATCGAAATTCGTGGACCCATCGGGGGGCTGGCCCAGGGTGCCCATGTCGTAGGAGAGCGCGCCGACGAGGCGCGCGAGGCTCTCGGCCTGGGCCGCGGCAGAGGCGGCGGCGGCAGCCTGCTGCGCGGCGAGGATCGCTTGCGTGGAGGCCGTCGAGGCGCCGGAGAGGGCCGTCCCCGCGTGACCGGCCGCTTGGCTGGCCGCGGTCTGGGCTGTGCCGGCCGATCCGCCTGCGGCCCCGGCGGCGAGGCGCGCATCATCACGCGCGGCCTGCGCCTCGACGGTGCTCTCCGCGGGCGAGCCGCGGATGGCCTGGCCCGGAGACCAGTCGCTCTCAGCCCCGGTATTCGCGACCTTGGTGTAGAGCGTCCAGGGGTCGCCGAGGCTCAGAAAGATGAACCCGACGCCCTGGTCATTGTATTTCGCCCGGTCGCCCGGCGGCCCGGCCATGTCCCACTTGATCGGGCCGGCCTCGAACTGCGCCAGAAACTGGCTGAGCCGCAGGTTGGTGGTGGTCGACTGGTTCCAGTACGGGCCGGTCAGGGAGATGTCCCAGTCCGACGCTCCGGTGATGTCCGGGCCCGGCCAGGGCTGCTTGAGCTGCAGCTGGCTGGGCGAGATCGCCCGGGAGATCAGCGCGGTGATGCCGCGCAGGACGAGCTGGTCGCCCTCGGCCGCCACGAACGACGTCAGCGTCCCGGACACGACGAGAGACCCCGTCGTCACGGAGACGAGGCCGGCGGAGGTAGCCATGTGGTGGATGCTCCCGGAGCGTCAGGCTCGACGGTGGTGGCGGGCGGGCGTCGAGCCCGCCGCGCGGCTCAGGCCGGCTGCTTCTCGTAGCCGACGGTGACGTTGGCGATGGTGAGGGCGAGGTTGGTGCAGCCGGCGCCGGGGATCATGCCGGCGGTGAGGACCGGGATGGCGGTCTCGCTGACCTTGATGGCGACGACCTGGTTCTGGGCGTTCTGCACCAGGGTGACGGCGGTGGGTTGGGCGGTATCGGCGGCCATGGATGGCTCCTGGGTGATGGGGCTCACGGCCCCGGGGGGAGGACGAATTCGAGGCCGGCCGCCTGCAGCGCGGCGACGACCTCGCTCTCGGTGGTGGCGCGGGCGACAGCCTGGGTGACGCGGACCCGCTCCCGCTCGCGATCGACCGTCTTGGTGCTCTCGGCGACGATCGCCGCGGCCAGCACGGCGGGATCCTGACCGCGCTCGGCGGCCTCCTCGGCGATCCACTCGCTCTCGCCGCCGGCGAGTACCTTCTCGGCCTCGGCCGCCTTGAGCAGGTCCGCCGCCTGCAGCCCGGCGGGCCGGGAGATCAGAGCCAGGGCGGCATAGTGGAAGGTGGCGATTTCCTTCGCCCGCGCCCGCACCGTCTCGAGGTCGGGCCCGATCACCACCGCACCGGCCGGCGCCTCCGGGGCGGGCCCCTCCGTGACCGGCACCGTCAGCGTCTCGGTGACCGGGCGCCGCGGCCATGCCTCCATAGTCACCCGGTACGTGCCCGGCACCCGGAGCACGAGGTCGACCGCGCCGCCGGCTCGCGCCGTCCCGGTGACCGGGCCCGCCACGGTGATGAGGGTGTCAGGCGGCAGGACCACACGCGCCGGGGCGCCGGGGACGGGCTCGCGGGTGTCGAACGCCACGACGAGGGCGCGCCGCAGCCGCAGACGCCGGGCCGGTCCGGTCGGATCCTCGACGTGGTGCGTATCCTCGGCGGCCTCGCCCGCCAGGATGCCGCCGTGCTCGGCATCCTCGGCCACGATGTACCGCATCTCCATCCGGCCTCGCTCGGTGATCCGGCCGGCTTCGTCGTGCCGCACGAAGGGCACGGGCTCCGAGATATACGGCCCCATGCTCACTTGCTCTCCTGAACGCTGATGTATACGCCGCCGATATTGACGTTGTTATCGTCAACTACCTGATAGGTGTGAGACCCGACGCCAGGATAATCTAGGATTGGGTATGTGGTGGGGCCGAGACGTAGATATGATCTGTTTACGTTCGGGCTTGGATCGAAGTCCATCATGAAATCCGCGGGAATTGCCCCGATCAGGTTGCCGTCACGATAGATCCGAATTGCCCCTGTGCTGGTTCCGATTTGGGAGAAACGTGAGCTGAGATCGCCAATACGGCTGGCTAGTACCGCCACGGCTCGCGCCGTGCGAACGTTGATGGTCACGCTCGTCTGCTGGCCGTTCGATTGCGCCGACACGAGGCCCGAGATCGCGCCGTCCTTCACGTTGATGTTGTCGACGGTCAGGTTGCCGATCTGGGCCGAGGTCGTAATCAGCGACGTCGTCGAGAGCATCCGCGACGTGATCAAGCCGTCCACGAACAGGTCGGCCGAGACCAGCAACTTGAACGTGGCGCTGCCATCCAGGCTCTTGGCGCCGGTGAGCACGAACCCGCCGGCCTGCCCGTCCACGTAGCCCGTGACACCGTACTGGACCCGCACGCCGTCGTAGGACGCGGCCAGCGTCGTGATCTGCGCGGTGTGCCCGTCCTGGGTGGTGCTCAGCGACGTGATTGACTTCGCCTGAGACGAGACCCGCCCGTCGATGTTCTGGACCTGCGTCGTAAGCGACTGCGCAGCTTCGGCTTGTCCGGCCACCCTCTGGTCGACGCCGGCCAGATAGCTGTTCAGGTACGTGATCGAGCTCGCGTTGGCGGTCGTCCGGCCGTCGAGGTCATCGACGCGCCCGGATAGCTGCTGGGTCGCCGTCGCCTGCCCGGCGATCTGCCCGCCCTGCGTCGTGACGGTCGCCTCGAGCGCGGTGGCGCGGTTCGCGACGCTGGTGACGCCGGCCTCGGTGGCGGTCGTCCGGGCGCCCAGATCGTCGATCGCGCGAGCCTGCCCGCCGATCTGCCCGCCCTGCGTCGAGACCTCGGCCGCCAGCGCGTCGGTCCGGCGCGCCTCGCTCTCGATGCGGCCCTCGGCGGCGGAGGTCCGCGTGGTGAGCTGCGACACCGCGTCGGCCGTGCCGGCGATCTGGCCGCCCTGGGCCGAGACGGTCGAGGACAGCGCGTCGAGGCGCGAGGCCTCGCTGTCGATCCGCCCCTCCGTGGTGCTGGTACGCACCGTCAGCGCCGACAGGGCGGTGGACGTGCCGCTGATCTGCCGGCCCTGGTCGGCGACGGTCGCCTCAAGCGCGGTGGTGCGGGCCGCCTCAGACGTCACCCGGCCGTCGGTGCTCTCCGCCAGCGTGCGGACGCTGTCGATCGCCGTGGCGTTGGCCGAGATCTGGCCGCCCTGCGTCGTCACCGTGGAGCGCAACGCCGTCAGGCTCTCGGAGAGCGACGAGATGTTGCCCTCGGTGAGCGTGACCCGGGTGGTGAGCGACTGCACCGCGGTCGCTTGGCCGGACAGCGCGAGGTCGTTGGCGTCGATCCGGGATGAGAGCTGCGTGATCGACTGCGACTGCGCGGTGATCGTCCCCTCGGCATTCGTGACCCGGGTCGACAGACCCTGGATCGCCGTCGCGTTGCCGACTATGCCGCCCTCGGCGACGTCGAGGCGCACCGCGAGGGTGGTGGTGATCGACGCCAGCACCTCGTCACCGGAGACCCGCAGGCGCGTCTCGCGCTCGATCGCCGCGAAAGACCTGCCGTCGGCGATCTTGAGCAACTGGCTCTGCTCGTAGCTGCGCGTGGTCTCCGTCGCGGCCTCGGCCGCGAGGCGGTCCACCGCCGCCGCCAGCTGCCGGATAGAACCGAGGAACGTGTCGTCGCCGGTGGTGAGGGCGAGCCGCGTAGCCTCGCGGGCGCTGTCGATCAGGCCCCGCGCCTCGGCCAACTTGTCGACGGTCAGCTGCTGCCCGAGCGCCAGCGTGCCGCGGCCCAGATCGTAGATCGCGCCGAGTTCCTTCTGAAGCTGCGCCGACAGCTTGCCGATGTTGATGCTGAGATCGTCGAACAGGTCTCCGTTGATCAGCAGGGGCGGAGCGATCACCGGGGTGATCGTCCAGCCGCCCGGCTGCAGGCCCGGCGTCACGCCGCGCACCCGGAAGAGCATGTCGTCGGAGGCGCCGACGATGACCTCGATCGTGGTCCGGTCAGTCGCCGGGCCGGCCGCCCAGGTCACCCCGCCATCGTAGCTGAGGGCCCACTCGTAGGTCGCCGCGTTCCGCGCTGGCAGCCAGCCGGCGGAGAGGACCAGTGTCGCCTGCCGCTGGCTGATGCTGGCGGTGAGCCCCAGGATGACCGGCAGGGCGCTCGAGAACAGGTCCGGGACCTGGGGGAGCGGCGTGACGCCTGTCTCGGTGGTGTCGTAGACCTCCGGGGCGTCGAGGGTGCCCTTGAGGTGGATGTGTTCGCCGTCCTCGTCCGGGTCACCCTCGGTGATCAGGACCGGGTAGGCGCGGGGCTGGCCCGGGGAGAATGCCGCCCAGGGCGCCTCCTCGCTATCGTCGCGCGCCACCGCGTCGGCGAGGGAGACCTGGAAGCCGTACTGCCCAGCGGCCGCGGAGGCGGCGTTCGACGCATCGCCGGCGTTCACGACCAGGTCGGCGTCGCTCGCCCCGCGCGTTACTCTGACCGGGCCGAAAGGCCGGCCGTCGCGCTGGCGGATCTCGAGCCAGTGCGAGGCAGCCTCGGTCCAGATCGGCGGCGGGTCGAGGCGGAGGTTCGCCCCCCCATTCGCGCTGCCCACGATCTCGTGGCTTGAGCCCCAGGTCTCGGGCTCCGAGGTGGAGATCCGGACGAGGTCACCCCGCTTGAGGAGGCGTCCCTCCATCCGGGCCGTCCACGACACCGTCGTCCTGCGGTACTGGCTCTCGGCCGCCATGTAGCGCACCGCGCCGGTGGCCTGGACGCGCTGAACGAAGCCCTGCAGCTGCACCCGGGCCGGGTTGGTGAGCACCACGCCGTCGGGCGCGGACGACACCTCGGCGACGCGCCAGGACGTCTCGTCGAGGTACTCGCCGATGATCCCGTCCGCCCAGGCCTGATCGGCCAGCGCATAGTCGATCTCGAGTGAGCCGGCGACGATGTCGTTGTCGGTGAAGAGCATGCGCGCGAGGCCGCGCGGCTCTTCCCGGGTCAGGGTCAGCTTGTCGCCGATCGGCGCCGGGAAGGCGCGTCCCGCCTTGAGAACGGTCTCGAGCACCTCGTCGAGGGTCTGCACCTCGGTGAAGCGGAAATCGAAGGTGTGACCCAGCTGCGCCCAGAGGCGGTCGTAGGCCAGGAACGCCGCGAAATCGACGTTCGCGAGGTCGAGGCCGGCGCTATAGTCCGAGTTGCGCCACCAATCGAGGGCCGCCCAGGCGATCGACCGGGTGGGCTTGACGACCCACTGCCCATCCTCCCAGACCGGCAGCTTGCGCGTACCGGTGACCCGCAGCTGGCCGCCCGACACGCCGCTGTTCTGTTTGTTGCCCACGCCCTTGACCGCGATCGTGTAGACGCGCGGGAAGCTCTGCGGCCCATTGATCTTGGCCCTGAGAGCCGTCCACGTCACCGCGTCGGTGCCCCCCAGTTTCGCGTTCTGCGTCTCGGCAATCGGCGGGTTCTGACGGCGGGCCCGAACCTCGTAGCGCCCCCCGGGGACCGGGATCCGCTCGGTGACCCGGATCTGGCTCTGCTTGTTCTGGCTGTAGATGTTGCGGAAGACCTGCACCCAGGCGCCCGTCGCCGCGCCGGCGGCGTTGACGGTCCGCGCCTGCACCTCAATGTCCGTCGGGACCGGCAGCTGGCGGTCCTTGTAGGTGACGTAAGCGCCCCCACCCCAGATGAAATCGACCATCAGCTCGGTGGCGACGGTCCCCGCGGCGTTGACGATGACCCCCGGGGTGTACTCGGTGGTCAGCTCGGCACCCTGCAGCTCGTCCGCGGTCTGCACGTTGACCGGGTAGAGGGTGACTTGCTCGCCCGGGGGGACGAACTGGATCTCGATGCCCGGGTACGACGGGTTGTAGCCCTCGGCCTTGGTCCAGATCGGCGTGTCGCCCAGCTCGACCTGCTCGACGTCCATGTCCCCGCAGGTGCAGGCATAGAGGCCGTAATCGACCATCTGATCGCCGGCATACTCGCTGTAGACCGGCGCGGCGAAGTCGGGGGCGAAGCGGACCCGGCCGTTGAGCACGGGGATCGGCTGCATCGGCCGGGCGGCGTTGCCCTGCAGGCCGAACGAGTAGAGCGCATCCGTGCTACCGGTCTTGCCGCCCGCCTTGGGCTGCAGGAAGTGCGAGAGCAGGAGCGAGCCTGCGCCGACAACGAGCGCGCCGACCAGCGACGAGGTGATGGCGAACGCCGCCGTACCGGCGGTGAGGCCGACCGCGCCGGCGACGAACCCGCCCACCGGGCCGGCCACCGCCGTGAGCGCGATCATGGCGACGATCGCCAGGATGCTCTTGCCGGTGGTGCTGCCGCTCGAGCCGCCACCCATGGGCCGGCTGATGAACTCGACGTTGTCGTTCAGCCCGATGTGGCGGGCCGCCCACTCGGCTCGGCCGTAATACTCGCCGTTGATCCGGCAGACCGTCGGCAGGTCGAGACGCCACGCTACGCGCGCGAGGTAGGCCTCGACCGTCTCTCCCATGACGGCGCTCGCCTCCGCCATCGGCAGGATCGTGGCGCCCTCGTCGTCCTCCGCCGTTGCGTCGACCAGCTGCAGGACGCGCGTCACCCTGATGGCGCACGGCGGCCGGCCGGCGCCCAGGCGCGCGTCATCCTCCGCGGCGGCGCGGCGAGCGAGGTTGTCGGTGAGCATGGTGATCAGGCCCGGCGGAACAGACGTGTGTAGGTGAAGCCGATGGAGCGGAGCCCCGGCAGGTCATCGGCGACGACGCCGCGACCCTGGTCGACGTGGATCACCACGCCGGCGGTCGTCGGGACCACGAAGGTCCCGAGGTGGAAGTCTCGTCGGAGCACGTTGCCCATCAGGACGATGTCGCCGTCCCGGACCTCGTGATCCGGGATCTCGCACCAGTTGCCCCGCTCAGGATGCGCCAGCATGGCCTCGGCCTGCGCGCGGGTCGTGGCAGCAACGGACGTCAGGTCCGGCATCCCGTACCCGTAGAGCTCGCGCTGCAGGTGCTGGGTGAGGTGGTAGCAGTCCCAGGCGTCGGGCCCGGCTGCGCCGAGCCGGTAGGGCTGGCCGATCAGCTCGTTCAGGAGGTCGAGGCGGCTGGTCATGTGGGATCAGGCGGGGATGGTGACGGGGCCGGCGTGGGTGTGAGACATCAGCGGCGGGCCTGAACACAGACGGTCGACATGCCGCTGCGCACCAGCGCCTCACCTTCGCGGCAGACGGGCGCGGTCAGGACGCCGAGCGCCATGAATGCGAGCAGGGCCCAGAGGATCAGGGCGCCGATGGCGTTTTCGGACATCACGCCACCGTCGCGATAAGGCTCACCTCGCCCCCGGTGTCGCATTCGAGGGTGTAGGCGTGCTCGCCTTGACCCGGTGCGTCGAAGAAGGCGGTCGAGGTCGGGCGGCCGACGTAGTCCCCCGGGTAGGCCAGCGACCAGTTTCCGGGCAGCGTGAAGATGGGGAGGCCGTTCCGCCGCACACGAAGCGCGCCCCGCCCGATCGGCGCGGCCTCGATGGCGAGCGTCACGCGATCATCTGCACCGACCCGGACACGCATCGGGGGCGTCACCACCGGTCCATCGCTGCGGGTCGCGTGCGCCCGGTAGGATCCGACCCCGCTCACCAAGCCGACGGTGTGGTGCACGATCTGGCCGTGCGGCGTGACGACATTCTCGCGCATGGGGATGCCCGGGGAGGGCTTGATCGCGGCCACGGCGGGAGCGGCCACCGGGGCGAGCCCCAGCAGCTTCAGGATGGAACGGCGGTTCATGGGGCCTCCTCAGGCGCCGCTTGCTGCCAGCAGGGCGGGGAACCGCACCTGGTCGTAGATCTCCCGCATGACGCGGAGCTTGGTCGGGTCGGCGATCACCAGCGCGCCCTCGAGGCGCGAGCTCTTCCGCTTCACATTCCGGAGCTGCAGGCGGAACGGGCCGAAGCCGACCGTGTCGGGATCCGAGAGCAGGTAGCCTCGGAAGATGACGATGACCGGCTCGTTGAGCTTCGTCGCCGCCTCGAGGTACCGCGCGACCTCCCGGTTCACGTTGTCGAGCCACACCGGCGCCTCGATGCCCAGCTTGTCGATGCGCGGATAGTCGATGCCGAAGGGGATCGCCTTGAACAGCACCTGCTCGTTGGGGTTGAGCGGTGCCGCGCCATCGAGCCGGAACGTCATGTCCTCGGTGTTGCGCACCGTCCGGATCGGCGATGGCGAGCCGTCTTCGACGAAGACGCTGTGCAGGAACTCGAGGGTCGGAAGCATCCGCTCCTTGGTGTCGATCGTGGCCGCGGCCTCCTCCCAGGCGCGCGTTGCGGCAATCGGCATCAGAGGTTCCTGACGTCGAGATTGCAGGTCACGAGGGTGCGGTCGAAGCCGGCGGATTTCTCCGCCACCGCGTCCGACCCGCCAACGATGCTCACCGTCCGGGTCTGATAGGCGCGGGCCGACTGGATCCAGACCATCATCGTGAACTCGCCGGTGCCATCGCCCAACGTGTCCCGCAGGAAGGCGCGCCAGACCGCCAGCTGAGCGTCCGTCCACTCCCAGCCGTAGGACAGCCGCGAGATGCGGAGCGTGAACTGCGGGCGCATCCGGATCTTGCCGGACTGGGCCTGCGACGCGACCGGCGCCGGGCCGGAGTTGGTCACGCCGTAGGCCTGCGCGCTGACGGCATAAGGGAGGCCTGCCGGCCAGGAGGCGGGCATCAGCCGGTCGCCCTCATGCCGTACCGCTTGCGCATCACGGTATCCAGGCGCCCATCAGCCACCATGCCCCCCACCATCTTCTCGAGCTGGATGTCCACCCGCGGCCCCTTCGGGGTCTGGGTCACGGTCGCGCTGGCGCTGTGATCGGCCGGGACGTTGCTCACATTCACCGCGACCGCCACCGGGCCGCCGCCCTGGTTCTGGTTCGCCGCCGGCGGCTGCCGGCTGTAGCCATCGCCCACCGGGCCGCCGACGGCATACCCGCGCATGCCAAGGCGCATCGCCTCCACCGCCGCCACGCCGCCGGCGCGCGCCACGTCGCGCTGGCTCCACACCACCTCGCCGCGGTGGACCACGCCAGCCGGCTGGTGGACCCCGCCGGCGCCGGTGTAGCCGCCGGTCGCGAACTTCGGCATCCACGAGGAGGCGCCGACGTCGACCCCGCCGCCGCCCGCGCCGGAGAACCAGCTCGACGGGTTGAAGAGGCTGAAACCGCCTCCGCCGCCCGCCTTTCCGATCCCGTCGAAGAGGCCCGAGAACAGCTTGTCGGTGGTCGAGGACAGCAGCTTGTCGAGGACACGCATCAGGCTGTTTTTCAGGGCGTCGAGGGCGTTGGTGCCGCGCATGATGTCCGAGACCCAACCGCCGAAGGCGTCCTTGCCGATGTCCTTGGTCTGGGACAGGGTCTGGTTCAGCCGCAGGGCGCTCGCCTCCGCGCTGTCCATCCCTAGCCCGGTGCCGCGCAGCCGGGATGCGACCGCCGCCTCGTCGGTGCTCCGGCCGATCTGGCTGCGCTCGAACAGCAGGTCCCGCATCAGCGCGCTGTTCTGCACCGCCGCGGCCTGCTTGGCGTAGGCGTCCGCCACCTCGAGGATGGCGGCCCGCTCGTTGCGCGCGGTGTCGGTGAGATTGTCCGCCTTGGCGCCGAGCAGCTCCTGCGCGGTCGAGAACTGGCGGCCGACCTCGGTGCCGCGGCTGATCGCGTCGTTGAGGAGCTCCTGCACCTTGGCCCGGCGGCTCTCCGCCTCGGTCGTCTGCTCGGTCAGCGTGACCTGCGAGCGCAGGATGCCGGCCTCGCGCTCCGTGCTGCGCACGCCCGCCTGGTTCTTGTTGATCGTGCGGTCGGCCCAGTTGATCACATCCCCGGCGCTCTTCCCCGGGATGATCGTCGGGTTGGCCTTGGCAGCCTGCTGCCCGAGGAGCGAGGTGGCGTCGGTGCCTGGGTCGGCCCGCAGGAGTTTGATCGCCCCCTGGGCGCCGGCGAACCACGCGAGGTACTGGTTCCGGTTCGAGGTATCGAGGCCGGCCTTCTCGAGGGCGCGCTGGTTCTCCTCGGCGTAGACCTTGATCAGCGCGATGCTGTCGTCGCGGTTGGTGCGTCGAGCGGCGATCTCAGGATCCGACATGCCCGAGGCCCGCTCGGGGAACGTCTTCTTGAAGAGGCGATCCCAGGTCTCGGTGATAAACTGCCCGAGGCCGGTGGCCGAGGAGCGGCTGTTGCGTGCCGATGCGTCGCCGCGGCTCTCCACGTTGATCATCGCGGAGACGAAGTCGCCCGACACGGCGGTCCGCTTGGCCGCCTCCTCGGCGGTCTTCCGGATCGTGGAGATCTCGGTCTGGGCGACCGTGATGTAGGCGTCCCGCTCTGCGATGACCCGGAGCCGGGCCTCGCGCTCGGCCTGCAGCGAGGAGAGATCGCGAGCGTCGAGGTTCGGCGCGCTCGCCTTGTCCATGTACTGCCGGTTGACCTCGTCCCTGCTCGTGAGGGCGTCCCAGCCCTTGGCGCGCAGATCCGCGTCGAGCTTCTGCTGCCGCTCCGCGATGGCCTTGTCGACGCTGTTCAGCCCGACGTTGGCGTTGGCGTTCTGAGCCCCGCGCACCGCATCGCCCGCGGCGACCGAGCCGAACCGCTCCATATCCTCGCGCATGGAGCGCGTGACGTTCTGCAGGCGCTCGAACTGAGCCTGGATCATCGCCAGCTGCGCGCCGTCCAGGCCGAAGCGGATCGGGTCCGAGATGGCGCGCCGGAGCTTGTCGGCCGCGTTGGTGGTGTCCTGCAGCTCCTTCTGCGCCGGGTCGAGGCTCCGGGCGAGGTCCATCACGTCGCGGTTCCGGCCGGCCGCCGCGACGCTCTCACCCTGCTGCCGGCGGCGGGCCTGCTCGGAACGGAGCGCCCCCAGCTGCTGCTGCACCTCCGCCGTCTCGGCGTTGTTCCGATAGTCGAACAGACCGCCCAGGCCGCCGCGCATCCGGTCGAGCTGGGCGAGCCGCGCCTCGAGGGTGGAGATCTGGTTCTCGATCGTGCCGCCGGTGATGGCCTTGTCGATGCTCTCGCCGACCTTGTCCCAGATGCCGGAGATTTTGTTGCCGACCGTCTCCATGATGCGGCCCCACCCCGTCATCAGGTCGGAGGAGCGCGTCACGTTCTGGCTGAGCGCCTCGAAAAGCGCGCGCTGCGCCCCGAGCCGGTCGCCCTGGGCCTGCAGGTTGCGGATGCTCTGCACCGTGCGGTCGTTGAGCCCGCCGAGCCGCTCGTTGAGGAGGTCGGCCCCCTTGGTCGGATCCGCGAACGCGCCACCGAGCTCCTTGGCGGCGTCGGCCAGCTCCTGGCCCGTCGACAGGGCATAATCCTTGGTCTTGCTGATCAGCTCACCGTACATCGTCGAGCCGATCTGCCCGGTCGCCGCGAAGGCGGCCGCCATGCTGCGCGCCTCGCGCGTCGACACGCCTCCCGCCTCCGCCGAGGCCGCGGCGATCGCGTTGATCTGGTCGACGGTGGTGCCAGACCCGCGCCCCACCCCGGTGAGCGCGTCGCGGACCTCCTTCTGGGTGTTCGCGTAGGAGCGCCACGCGACCGCGCCGGCGATGGCCACCGCCGCCACGGCACTGAAGGCGCCACCCAGGAGCCCGAGCCCTCGAACAGCGCCGAGCGCCATCTCGCCGATGCCCACCAGGGCGCCCTTCACGCCGCCCTTCGAGCCGGCCATGACCTGATAGATCTGCCCGCCCTGCTGGGCGGCGGTCTGCATCAGCGGGATGCCGCTCGCCAGCGAGGTGGCTACGTCGTTGAACTGGAAGCTGAGGTTCTGGATCTCGTAGGCCGAGAGCTTCGCGCCCTTGGCCGCCTGCTCCGTGTTCCGGATGAAGGTGCCGATCGCGCGCTCCTGCGCCATGAACACCGCGGTGGTCTGCGCGACGGAGCGCCGGTAGCCTTCCTCGTTGACAGCCCCGGTCTTGAGCGCCCTGTCCGCCAGGGCCAGCTGCCGATCGCGCTTCTGCGCGGCGTCCGCCAGAGGATCGACGGCGGCAGCGAGGGCATCCCGCTCGGCGGCCGACATGGGCGCCGGGCCGCTGAGGGACGACAGGCGCGCATTCGCCCGCGCGTTCGGGTCGGTCGCCTCGCGGTAGGCCTTGGCGCCCACCATGCTGAGGGCGTTCCACTTCGCGGCAGCGGCGGCCCGAGCCTCCTCGGCGGCGGCGGCTTCCTTCGCCGCGGCGGCGGCGGCGCGCGTCGCAACCGAGGACCGGCCCTGGGCCTCCATCTGGGCGACGAACGCCGTCTTCACGCGGTCGACCGCCGCGGCGTACTGGTCCTGGGTGATCGCACCGGTGGAGAGGAGGCTGCGAACCTCCGCCAGCGAGGCGCGGTAGGTCATCTGAGCGGCGAAGAGCGGATCGTACTTCCCCCGCAGCCGCTCAGCCGCCTGGATTGCGGCTTCCATGTCGGCGCCGCCATCCCGGCCCGACGGCGCGGCGACGCCCAGCTGCTTGTTCACGACCGCCTGATTGGCAGCCTGCACGGCAACCCTGGTGCGCTCGATGACCTCGAGGTTCCGCTGGTAGGAGGCGGTCTCCCGGGCGCGGGCCTCGATCCCCTGGTCCACGGTGATGATGCCGGCGCGCTGAGCGCCGCCGATCTCCGTCAGGGCGGCGAGGTACCGCTGCTGCACCCCGATCAGCGGGACCAGCTTGCCCTGCAGCGCATCGGCCGCGGCGGCGGCGGCGCGGAAGTCGGCCTCGTAATCCCGGGCCGGCGCCGTACGCACCCCCAGGCGGGAATTCAGGCTGTCCTGGCTGAGGCGAGCCGCGGCGCGGGCGGAGGCCTCGCGTGCTTCCCGGGCGCGGATCTCGGCCGTGGTGGCCTGCTGCACGATCCGGCTGTAGCCGGTCAGCTTGTCGACCGCCTGGTCATAGAGCTGGTTCGACCGCTCCTGGGTGATGTTGCCGGCGGCGACCGCGAGGGTGAGGGTGCGCGAGACCGCGGTCAGCTTGTCGGTCGCGGTGCGGAGCGGCTCATAGGCGCGCTCGACCCTGGCGAGAGCACCCTCCATCGTCCCGAGGGACCGGCTGGTGTTCTCGAGCTTCTGCCGAGCCTCGTCCACGCCGACGGTGCGGGCCTGGATCGTCAGCTGGCGGATGGTCTCGACGGTGGACGCCATCAGGGGTTCCAGGCTAAGCGCCGCCGGCAGGCAGGGGGGTCGACATGCCGTGGGTGCTGTTGTGGGTGACGATCGCCGGCGCCGGCTCGATCACGAGGCACGGAGGCAACTCGACGGAGACGGTGTGCGTGAACACCGCCACCGGCGAGAGGAAGAGCGTCATCAGCCCCCGGTAGGCGGCTGCTTGTCGGCCGGCTTGTTCATGTGCTCGAGCCATGCCGCGTCGAGGGCCTGGACGATGCGCTTCAGCCGGGTGAATTGCTCCCCAGCGATGGCGTAGCGCGCGCCCCAGCGGTCGACCGCGGACCAGGGGATGCGACCCTGGGCTCCGAAACCGAGGGGGCGCTCGCCGGTGAGGTCCCAGAAGGCGTCCCAGGCGAGGCTGGCCAGCTCCGGGAGCTCGGGGCGCTGCAGGAGCGCCGGCGGCGGGGGCTTCCCCTCGAGCCGGCGCTCCTCGTCGATCTGCAGCAGGTCAGCGAGCTTGTCGCCCCACTGAAAGTGCCACCGGAGGGCGCTTAGGGCTTTCCCACCGCGTCCGTGGTGTCAGCCTCGCTCTCGATCGACACCACGTTGGCCGCCCACTGGACGGCGCGGTTGAACCGCTGGAAGTCCGGGTCGAGGAGCATCTTGCCGGCCAGCTCCTTGTCGAAGGGCAGCGGGCTGCCGTCCTCGTTCTGGAAGCCGTCCCAGCCCTCAAGCACGGTGTCGCGCAGGCAGGTAGCGACGAACTCGTCCTGCTTCTCCGGCGAGAGACCGCGGATCCGCTCCTCACGCGGCACGCTGTCGATCAGCCGATCCATCAGGGCCCGGTAATCGCTGTTGCCGAGACCGCGCACCTTGAGGCGGATGCTGCCCATCTCGGGGATGTTGCCGACCCACCGGCCCTGCTCGAGGACCGCCGAGTTGATCTTGAGGCTGGACAGCTTCACGCGCTCTGCTCCTTCGTCGAGGTCGCCTTCGCCGGCGCCTCCGTGGTCTCGGCCGCCGCGGCCGCCGCCTTCGCGGCGACCTCGCGGGCATGGCCCTTGCCGATGATGAGGTCGCCGAACTCGTCGGAGACCTCGAGCTCGTCACCCTTCGCGTAGGTCTTCAGCGCCCGCCCGGTCGGGTAAGCGTCGAATGTCTCGATGATCTTGACCGTCTTCACGGGTGCCTCCGTCAGGCCTGGGCGCGCTGGACGACGATCGACCCCTTGGCGGTGTCGTCATACTTCGCCCGGAACGGCTGGGTGATCATGGCGTCGTCGGTGTTGCCGCCCGGCGCGGCCTCACCGTCGAGGAGGCGGGACGACGGCAGGGTGATCGCGTAGCGGCTGCCCGCGACCGACCCCAGGGTGGCGACGATGCTGCCGGCCGCATGGTTGAGCATGGCCTGATACAGGTCGATGCTCTCGAAGTAGGCCATGAAGCTGCCGGTGACGTCGGCCCGGCCGTAGCCGAAGCTGTCCGTGTAGGGCGTGCCGACCAGCGGGCGGGTCCGCATGTTGTTGGCGATGGTCAGCTCGATGCTGCGGACCTTCACCGGGTCGGTCACCCCCGGGATCTGCAACTGCAGCCCGACGCCCAGGGACGAGGTCTCGATCGGGTTGGTGTTGGCCGCCGTGTAGGTGACGCCGGCCATCGGGGTCTTGGACACCACCTCCTTCTGGCCCATCACGGTGAAGGAGCCCGTGATCAGCCCGCGCGTCGGGACCGTCAGGGTCAGCGAGTTGATCTGGCACCCCAGGAACCGGCGGAAGCTGTAGGCGCCGCCGCCGTGGTCGAGGCGCTCCTCGAACGCCAGCGAGCGCGCCAGGGTGCCGTTCACGAGCTTGTCGGCCGTCCAGGCGCCGCACATCACCGCCTCGAGGACGTCGTCGAGGGTGCCGGCCGAGAACTCGAAATTCAGCGTGCCGGTCACGTCCATGCCGACCAGCAGCTCGTCGGAGACGTTCCGGTCCGAGCGGATCTCATCGCTGGTGACCGTGCTCTTGTTGCTGCGCAGGGCGCCGCCGGTGATCCGCAGCACCTTCATGGTCGGTGTGGCCGGCATCACGCCGAACGCCGTCTCCGAGATGTAGGCGAGCTGCCGCCCACTGCCCGATGCAATGCCCATGTCCATTCTCCGTGTAGCGGGGGCAACGATCAGCCGAAATAATCGGCCTGATACTCGACCGAGGACGACATGCCGTAGTAATTGGCGAGATCGTTGCGGTCATCAAAGACCGGGGATGACGGCTCGAACGTCGTCACACCGTCGAATTTCTTGTTGAGGAACAGGGCGGCCAGCTCCTCGAGCCAGATCTCGCCCTCGGCGGTGCCGGCGCCGCGCGCCACGTAGAGAACCAGACGCATCGTGCCGCTCTCGCGGATCAGGTTGTTGCCCGGGGCGCCTACGGAGATCGTCCGGGCCCGCGAGATCGGATAGGAGATCTCGAGGTAGGGGCTGCCGTCCTTGGGCGTCTTGCCTTTCGTGTTCGGGGTCACCAGGGGGCAGCGCGTCCAGCCCTCGAGGATGCGGCTCTCGCACGCCGCCTTGACCTTCCTGCCGGCCATGTCAGTTCCGCCCCGGGTCGATGATGATGGCAGGCTGGCGGGTGAGCCACTCCTCGTGCAGGCTCGGCCGGCCGCCGCGGACCTCGCGCGCCATCTTCGCGGCCGAGGCCGAGCCCGCCCAGGCGCCGATCGCGCCGAAGGGGACGGACCTGTAGCCGTAGCCGACATAGGCGACGTTGCCGTAGCGCCGCTTCGCCAAGACCGAGACGCCCTCATAGACGCCGTCCGGCGCCTGCTTCGACAGCCCGCGCTCGATCTTGCGGGCATAGGGTTGCAAGTTGATCACAGCGTACTGCTCGGCCGGCGGCACGTTGTTGATGTCGAATTCCTTGTCGTCGGCGAACCAGACGTGGCTGGCCTGATACTCACCCGACAGGACCGGCGAGTGCATCTGCAGCAAGCCGTCCACGAATTCGATCACGTCGACCAGCAGGTGGTACTCGAAAACGATGCGGCTGCTCACGGTGAGCCGCTCGAGGCTCTCGCGCTTCGTCCCGTCCACGAAGAGGTCGTGCTCCGGCCGATAGCCGAGCGAGGCCTCGTTCTGGTCGAGGGCGCGCCGGTGCTCCTGCTCGGCGTGCTCGCGCAGGTACTGGGCCTGCGCCTCCGGTCCCATCGTGTCCTGTATCAGGAGCTCGATGTCCCGCTGCAGCGGGTTGATGCGCCCGGACATCAGCCGCGGATCGTCACGTCGTAGCGGACGACGACGTCCGCCATGGAGACCGGGACCACGGCATCGACGCCACGGATCCGGCCGTCCACCGTCACTGCGTCGATCTCCTCCGTATCGGCGCCGGCCGGCCACCCGGCAGCCCGGAGCCCGGTGGGCGACAGGACGACCAGGCGCTCGTTCTGGGTGATCCCGCCGCCGATGTCGGTGGGGTCCTGGGCGACCCCGCGCACGAAGGCGCGCAGCTCGTAGGCCTGCCCGGCATGCCGCACCTTCACGGTCTGGCCGTGGGCCTGCAGCTGGCGGTCGAGCGCCGCGATGGCCTGATCAGGGCTCATGCGACCACCGGCATCTCGAAGCGCGCGAGGAGCGCCTCCGCCTCGCCGTGCCCGAGCCCGCCGGTGGAGGTCGACCCTGGGGCGGCGTAGCTGAAGGAGCCGACGCCCTGGACGTTCTCGCTCTTCAGGAGCGGATCGCGACCGGTGCTTGAGACCGCGGCGGCGACCAGCAGCATGGCGGCGCGCTCGACGGAGGCGGGCAGCGTCCACGCCGCGCCTTGCTCGTCCGACGGCAGCGTGTACCCCCCGACATAGTCGACCACGAGCGCCCTGCCCTGCCACAGGGCCCGCACGCCGCGGCGCATCCGATAGAGGGCGTCGCCCTCGAGGCTGTAATCGTCCTGGCCGAGCGGCTGGCCGTCGAGCGTCACCGCGGTGATCGTGGTGACGGGTGCCTGGGAGAGGATCGCCCTGGCGCCGCTGCCGCACATGGTCTGGCGCACCGTCTGCTGGGCGAAGACCCTGTTGCAGAACCCCTCGATGCTGCTGGTGGCGGTATCGATCAGGAACGCGAGCCGCGCGTCCGACGCATCGACGCCCAGGATGGCCTTCACCCGGTCAGGCGTGGTGAGCTGGCGGTTCGTGGCCGCGGTGATGACGGTCAGCATCGTGTCCTCGGATGCGAGGGCCCCAGGAGGGCCGGATCGGTTGGCTGGGGCCCTCGCGGGGCTTACTCGGCGGGCTTCTCGGCCTTCTCCTCGGCGGCCGGCTTCTGGGCCTCGAGGTTGCGCTTCACCGCCTCGGCCCCCGAGAGGGTCGGGTCGTTGAGGTCGATGCGGTTCTGGTCGGCCGTGGTGCCAGCGCGCGGGTTGGCGTCGAGCGCCGGATGGCCGACATCGACCCCGGGGACGTCCTGCTCCGGGGCGCCGGAGGGGGCGAAGCTCGTCGCCGGCTTCACGTCGGCCGGATCGCCCTTCGGCTTCTCGGCCGGATCGGTGTTGCTCTTGGTGGAGGCCATGGGCGCTCCTCCTCTGCTCGTTGCGGGGAAGGTGACGGGCTGCCGGCCGCCGACGGGGTCGAGGCGCCGGAGCGCCCCGACCAGCCTCGAGCCGCTTACGCGGCGACGCCGACCTGCAGGGCGCGCATCGGCTCCGGGTTCACCACGCCGCCGCCGACCCGCTTCACGGTGTAGAAGTGGACGTAGGGCTTGTTGGTGAAGGGGTCCCGGAGGACCGAGATGCCGATCCGGTCGATGACCAGGTAGGTCGCGGCCATGTCGCCGTAGAGCGCGGCGATGTTGCCGGCGGCCACCGTCGGCATGTCCGGCAGCTCCACGATCGGCGCGCCGTTCAGGGTCTGGGGCTGGCCCTGCTGGTAGGACGGCTGCCAGAGGTAGTTCCCCTGGCCGTCCTTCAGCTTGCGGGTCGCCCCGACCGACATGCGGTTGATGTAGAGCTTCGCGTTGCCCGCGAACTCGCCCGGGAGCGAGTACATCAGGTCGATGAAGCCGTCGCCGGTGAGGGCGGCGGCCGCGCCGGTCTTCGTGACCTGAATGGCGCCCCAGGGGTGCCGGGCGGCGTTCGCCGCGCCGTCGACATAGGTCAGGATGCCGAACGGCTTGTTGGTGCCGTTGCCGGACAGGAAGGCGATGCCCTCCTGGCGGGCGAACTCGTACTCCACCTCGCCGGCGAGCCACGCCTGCAGGTCGATGGCGCTGTCGTCGAGCAGCTGCTGGCTGATCGCCGGGTTCGCGTAGAGCTCGCCCGTCACGAAGTCGAGCGCGCCGACCTGCGGGGTGGAGGTGGCCGGCCGCGGCGCGGTCTCACCCACCCAGCCCGAGCCGACGGCACGGTCCGTGAACAGCTTCTTGAAGCCGGCGCCGGTGATGGAGATCACCCGGGCGTTCTCGCGGATGGGCGAGATCTGCTTCAGGCGGCCGATGATGGTGCGGTCCCACTCGATCGGGGCGAGGAAGCCGCCGTTCGCGTCGCTGCCCTTGTCCATCGCGGCCTTCACCGCGGCCGCGCGCACCGCATCCTCGTCACCGCGGCGCATGAACGCCTTGAAGGCGGCCACGTACTCGGGCGGCGTGGCCGGCAGATCGCCGGTGCTCTCGCCGGGGCGCATCTGGCCGGCGGCGAGCTTCGCGTTCAGCTCGTCGAGGGCCTTTTGGGCGGCATCGGCCACCTTCGACTGCTCGTCGACCGCGGCCTGCAGCTTGGTGATGTCGGCGTTGATGCGCTCCACCTTCTCGGAGTGGACCACGTCGGACAGCTTCTTGTCGTTCTCCGCCTTGAAGGCCTCGAACGACTTCGCGAGGGTGCCGATCAGCTCCTTCACGTCGCCGGTGGCATCGGCGCGCACCGTCGCGCCGACCAGGGCGCGCGGAGCCGGCCGGGGCGGCATGGCGAGCGCATAGGCACCGGCCACGACCGCGGCGGTCTTGGGCATGAACATCAGGGTTTTCTCCTGGGATTACGACTGGATCGACGCGATCAGGCCGCGCAGGCCTGCCAGCACGTCGGGATCGTCGGCTTTTGGCGCGACGTGGCCCGGTTCCCCGGGATCGGAGGCAGCGCCCGGCGTACCTCCTTCGAGGGCAGCGCCCGGCGTGCCCTTGATCTTCTCGAGCCGGGCGCGCGCGGAAGCGCGCGTCATGCCCGACCGGACGAGCGCCAGCTCGGCGGCGCGGAGGTCGTTGACTTCCCGGTCCGCGGCCTGGGTCTTCTCGTCCGTTTTGAGCTTGTCGGCGGGCAGCAGGCTGTCCGCGAAGCCGCGGTCGATGGCCGTCTGACCCGACATGTAGGTCTCGGCGTCCATCCACTTGGCGATCTGCTTGACGTCCTGGCCCGTGCGGGCGGCGTAGACCGCCGCCATCGCCTCGTCGAAGGGCGACAGGAAGTCGGAGACCTCGGCGAAGTCGTGCCGGTTGCCCATCGCGACGACCCAGCAGTTGTGGATCATCAGGAAGGACGCCGTGCCGATCTCCACGGTGTCGCCGGCCATCGCGATGATGCTCGCGGCCGACGCCGCCATGCCCATGACCTTGATGGTGACCGGCTGCGGGTGCTCGCGGAGCACATTGTAGATCGCGATGCCCTCGAACATGTCGCCGCCGGGCGAATTGATCTGCACCTCGACCGGGCGCGGGCCGATCGCGCGGAGCTGCGCGGTGATGCGCTTCGCCGTGATGCCGCCGGTCCAGAAATCCTCGCCGATCACGTCGAACATCGTGATGACGTGGTCGTCGGCCTCGACGGCGCGCACGCCGGCGGCGTCGGCGGACCACTTGTCGAAGACCTTGGGGTCGGTGAACGCCGAGACGTTGCGCTGGGCCGGCATCGGCAGGGCGCCGGGGCGCGCCTTCGACATGATGCGCGGCACCCGCGAGCCGGGCCGGCGCATGATCGCGCGCGGCGCCTGGTGCTCGGCACGCTCCTGCGCGACCTCCATCTGGCGGCGCGCCTCCGCCGCCTGGGCGGCCTTCTTGGCGTCCTGGGTCTCGGTCTCACGCGACATTTTCGTTGGCCCCCTTGAGTGCCGTCCCCTCTCCTCCCGCCGCATCTGTCTGGGCGGGCTGCGTCATGGGGTTGGTCAGGTCGTTCGCGCCCGGGTCGGCCGAGCGCGGCATGTCCATGACGTCGCGGACCTCGTTCTGGCTCATGAACGGCCGCTGGCCGCCGGCCCCGAGCGCCTTGGAGAAGAATTCCGCCTGATCCTTCAGGCTGCCGCGCAGCAGGGCGCCGGCGTTGAACTTGGCCTCGTACCGATCCGCATCCGCTTCATCGATCAGATCGCGGACGATGGCTTGCTCCCAGGCCTCGAACCACGGGTTCAGCCCGTACTGGACGAAGAGCTGGCCGAGCGCCTCGATGCCCGAGCCCCAGGACGTGTCGTCGACCATCATCAGCGGCCGCGGCACGCCGAAGATCCGAGCGATCTCCTCGATCTGCCGGGCGCGGGTCTCGTTCGACTGCGCGTCCCGGGCGTTCGGGCCGATGCCCTTGTACTTCACACCCTCCTCGAGCACCGGCGTGCCGCCGGCGTTCGCGGCGCCCTCGTAGAGGCTCGACCACTGCGCCTTGAGGCTCTCCATCGCCGGGCGCGACATGCGCTTGTCGGTCTCGAGCACGCCGTTCACGAACGAGCCGCGCTTGTAGAGCCTGGACAGCGCCAGCTCGGCGGCGATGGCCAGACCGATGGCGTCGGCCGCCTGCCGAACCATCGACATGCCGCGGATGCCGTCGGTCGTCAGTCCGCGGACGTGGTGGACGTCGCGGCCGGCGATCCGTTCCTCCGGCCCGCCCGTCGGCGGCTGGTAGCGATAGGACAGCGTCCAGTCCGGGTTCTGCCCCACCACGGTCTGGCGCGGATCCATCGGGATCAGCGCGACCACCTTGTCCTTCCGGGTCCGCAGGTCGACCGAGCGGATAATCCGGGCGTAGGCGTTGCCCTCGGTGAGGAGCCGCAGCTGCTGCAGCTGGCGGTACTCATAGGCGGTCTGCCAGGGGTTCGGCTTGCGGTGCAGGACCCGGAACAGCGGGACCGTGTCAGCTTTCTCCTTGGTCGCCTTCTCGATCAGGTGCAGCGGCAGCATTCCGATGCCGGACGAGATCAGGGATACGGCCCGGAGCACCGCCGGGTTACGGAGCGCCTTCTCGGTCGAAATGTAGATCCCGCTGTCCGACGGCTGGTCCGCCAGCATGTAGGTCAGCAGCGCCGGGTCGAGGAGGTCGAGGTAGACCGCCTCCGCCCGGGGCGCCGACACGGCGGCGCTCTCCGCCGTCGGTGCAGACGAGCGGAACCAGTCAATCAAGCCCATTCGCTCGCCTCAGACGATAAGGAGGGGACGATCCTCGTAGACACTGCGGGGCTGCAGTGGCTCCGGGTTGCGGCTCAGTAGAAAGACCGCGTTGAATTGCGCCATGGCGACGTCGATCTTGGCGTCGCCGGCGTTCTGCTTGGTAGCCCTCACTGCCGTGGCGGTGGGCTCGATCTTCAAATTTGCGACGCACCACGCCGCCAGCGAAGAGCCGCTGTGGACGAAGGTGCCGTTGGCCAGCTTGCGCTCGGCGGTCTTGATCGCCGCCATCAGGCCGAAGCCCTGGGGCACGCCGACGAGGCCGCCGTCCTCCTGGGTGATCTCCTCGGCCGCGAGGCCCTCGACCAGCTCGCCCAGGCCCGCCGGGTCGACCCCGACGCCGCCCAGCAGGCCGCGGTCGCGGATCCCGGCGATCAGGTCGACGATCTCGGACACGTCCTCGAGCTTGTCATCGACGATGGTCAGCTCGCCCGCCTTCTCGAAGTCGCGGAGCTGGGCGACGATGCCCGGCCGGCGCTCGAGAACGCTGGTGTGCGCCCAGGCGCGCGACCAGCAGAGCCAGTGCCTGGTCTCGCGGTCCCGGCCGAGCACCGCGAGCCCGAAGAGGTCGTCCAGACCGCCGCCGTCGACCCCGACCACCACCACCTCGCACCGGAGCAGCAGCTCCTCGAGGGTGAGGTCCGGATCCGCACGCTTCTCCCAGAACTCGGCGCCGGGCCAGCGGTCCGTCCGGAGGGCGGAGCCGACCTGCACGTTGAAGTGCTGGCTGGCGATCAGCCGGATCTTCTCCGGCCCCTCGCGCTTGGCCTTGAGCACCTCGCGCCGCAGGAACGCGACGTTGACCGAGCGCCCCAGGTTCGGGTTCACGAGGGACCAGTAATTCTCGTTCTCCCAGCCGCCGTCCTTGGAGTAGGCCTCCGGCAGCTCGTACAGGATCGGCAGCAGCGGCAGGTCGAGCTTGCCGTCGCGCACGTCCCGGGCGTTCGCCAGCTCAACCTTGAACACGCCCGCCGGCGGGTCCTTGCTCTGGGTGGTGATCTGGATCAGGAACCCGTCCGGCCGGGCCGTGAGGGCGCCCCGGATCTCGACGAAAATGTCCGAGGCCTTGCTCTTGGCCGCGAAGACGTGGGTCTCGTCGATCAGGATGTAGGTGGCCTTCGCACCCGTGATCACGTCGGTGTCGCTGGCCTTGACCTCGATCGTCGCGCCCGTCCGGATGTGGGTGATTTTCCGGATGTGCTGCTGGATGTGGAAGACCTTGATTAGCTCTGGGTCGGCCCGGATCGTGCCGGCAATCTGCTTGAACGATCGATCCGCCACGTCCTTCGTGGGGGCGATCAGCAGGCCCTCCGCCTCCGGCCGGCGATTGAGGATGATCGCGGTCAGCATGATGGATGCCGCGCCGGAGGTCTTGCTGTTCTTCTTCGGGACGAGGACGAACGCTTCCTGCAGCATCCGCTCGTTGGTGGCCGGATCGTAGGCGCCGAACACCGCCCGGACGATGTCGCGCAGCCACTCGCCGGCGGCCTCGGCCATGGTCGGCTTGCCGATCACATCCGGGATCCGCAAGCGGTTGAAGACGCGGACCGCCCGGTCCGCCTCCGCCTTGAACAGAGGCAGGTCTGGGACGAGGGACGCCCCATCCATGATGCGCCTCTCCCAGTCCGGGACGGCGGTCGACCAGGTCGTCACTGGCGCGGGCTGCCGTTCAGCGAGGGCCACACGTCTTCAGCGCACCACATCGCGCCAACGACCATGCCGCAAATAGCGGCGAGCGCAACGAACCCGCTGAGTGGCACGCCATGCCACCACGCCGTGGCGACGCAGAGGGCGTTGAACAGCCATGCTGTCATCGCGACGAAATTGAAGAGCCTCCAAACGCTCACGGGTCAGATCAGCCCCTTGGCCATGTCGCCGGGCGCGTAGCGGCGCGGATCGGCGTCGTCGACCATGCGGGGCGAGACCTCGCCATAGGGGAACACGCCGGCGAAGCCGAACCACGAGACGACCCAGGCGCGGCACTCGAAGTGGCAGCCCGCCACCTCCTCGTCGTCCATGCCCGGGATGCCGTCGGCATCGCAGGGCGTGATCACGCGCCCGATGTAGGGGATCAGGTAGCCGGTCAGCATGTGGCCTCGCTTAGATCCGGAAGGTCTTGCCGCAGTGGCGACACGTCAGGTCGACGAGGTGCCAGGGCGAGCCGTGCTCCGTGTCCGGATAGTCGTGGAAGTCGTCGTACAGGCCGCGGCCCGCGCTCTCCTCGCAGACAGCGCGCTGGGACAGACGGAAGCGAGCGAGCAGGTGGCGGACGTGGCGCATGGCTCTCTCCCGGCCGGACTGAAGGGCGCCCCTCTTCCCGAACCCGGTCGGCCGGCGGCTTCATCGTGTTGCCGTCGGCACGCCGAGATCAGGGCCCTGGGGCCACGGGCTGCAGTAAGGGTTCCGACACGAACTCGACCGCTCGCTACCCATCCCGGCTTGCGTTCGGTTGCAGTGGTTGAGCGCCCTACTCCTGGCAGCTGCTCGTTCGGGCTCCCACCGCGGGCATTCGGCGCGGCGTGCTAATCCGCGCGTACTGACCACCTACTGGCTCACGGGCCAAAGCCTCGTCCGTCGGTCGTGTCGGACGGCCCGGTGCCCGCCCGCTTCGCGCCCCAGCCTTGCGGCGGTGGGACGTGAGCGCCTCGGATACCGAGCCGAACTCATCAGCGGGCGGTGTCCGCCCAGCGTGTTGATCCCGTGTCCCCTGTCCGCTTCGACAGGCGCTGACCGCGCATCCCGCGCTTCCGGCACGCCCGCACCCATCCGCAACCGGCTGGTGCGCCGCCACGCCCCGCGAAGGGCGCGCCCGCTGAACTGGATCGATGCGACCGGCGAGTGCAGGCCCCCGGTTATTGGACGGGAAGTCAAACGCCTGTCGCATCGAACTGTGGCTGTGACGCCAGGCCTCGAACCTGGGACCGACCCGTTAACAGCGGGACGCTCTACCGACTGAGCTACGTCACAACATCCATGGAGCCGAGGGCCGGGATCGAACCGGCGACCATCCGCTTACAAGGCGGCCGCTCTCCGATCTGAGCTACCTCGGCAAACTCGTACCGCTGTTGACCCGACCATCCTCCCCCGCAGAGGGGGGAGGGTCTTCAACGGATCGGGTGGGGCTTCGGCCCTGCAGCCCGCCGAGGCAGGCATCAGGCGCTCGCGGCGCTCCCCGCTGGTATTCTCCCGGGATGGCCCTGGGGTGAACCCGGGCTCACACCCCTACGCGCGGCGTGCCCCGCGGGCCCGGATCGGGCGCCACCTGGGCGAGCGCCTCGATCGTCCCGAGCTGCAGGACGCGGGCCGCCGCCAGCAGGTCCATGATCTGGACGTTGTGGCGCGCCACGATCTCGGCCACCGGGCTGGCATCGCCGCGCACGTTGGCGGTCTTCGCCCTCAGCTCGTCGATCAGCTGAGCGAGGTGGTCCTCGAGCTTCGCCCCATCCGGGTTCGCTCGCGACATCAGGATCGGGCCCGGCCGCCGCGCCAGCTCCGACGCTGCGACTGGCGGTGTGCCCTTCCGGAGGTACTGGTCGAAGTGCTCCTCCGTCGTCGCCTGACGGGCATCGTGCTGGGTCTGGCTCACTGCAGCGTCTCCTTCGGGGGCGCGAGGTCGTCGCCCCATTCCGTCCCCGATCCGGCGCCCTCGGCGTCGACCAGGGCCTGCTCCTTCTTCCCGAGGCGGCGCCGGCGGGCCGCGGGCTGCGCCGAGGGCTCGTCGTCCTCGTCGGTCGCATCGGCGCCGTCGAGGAAGGACCGCTCCGCCACCGCGGCGCCCGTCATCTCGACCAGCTCCTTGATGGAGCCAGGATGCCCCTCACGCGCCTTCCGCCACATGATGTCGATGATCTCGGCGCGGCGCCGAGCCGCTCCGTGCTCGAGCTCGTCCGCGAACCGGACCTCGAGCTCGGCGACCGTGCAGCCGACCGCGCGTGCGATCGTCTCCCTTCGCTCGCCCGCCGCCACCATCTGCTCGACCTGCAGCGGGAGCCCATGCTCCGCCCCGATCGGCTGGGTGAACGCCTTGCCAGCGAGCCGCTCCTTCCGGATCAGCCGGCCCGCCGCGTCGCGCGGACCATCCTTCCGCGGACGGCCGCCCTTCGATCCGGATTTCGCTGCTGTCACAGGCATGTGCGGGTACGCTACCAGTTTCCTGCCGAGGCCATCCCGGTTTCATGACGGTTTTGGCCCGGGGCAAAATTAATTCTGCGAATGGGTCCCCGTGCGGTCATCCCCCCTCCCTCCGCCGGACTTTCGACCCCCCCTCCCCTCTGTAGGGGTGAGCGGGCTCCCGGGCTGAGGATCCACGAGGCTGGTCCAGGACGGGCGAACGGGGGAGGTGCCGCTACCTTGGGGGGAGAGCGGCTTCCGGTCTGTACGGGGCTGCTGTGGGGTGGGTCTCTACCGCCTCAGGAGGGCGGGTCGACCTGGTGCTGTGGGAAGCACCACGGGCGGGCCGTTCCTGGGGTTCTCGACCAGGTCACCGAGGGGGCAGCCTGCGAGGGCGAGGCCCACCCACAGAGCAAGGACGTAGGCGAGCCCCTCGATGATCCGGGCGACGACCCTCATGGGGTCCGCTCCCGCGGCGAGCCGCTCCTCACGGTTCGCCGTCCTCATCGGGGTAGGACACCACAACGATGATGTCGGCATGCGTGCCGTCGCTCACGCTGATCTGGACGTGGGCACCTGCTGCGATGCGGGCCCGCTCGTCGTCCGTCAGCATCCAGCGCGAAACGGTCTGGGGGATCGGCGCCACGTCTGGGCGGCTCGAGACGATCGGCTCATCGGTGACGGGGATGACGCGGCCCGTTGGCTGGGCCGCCATGCGGGTCCGGCCTGGAATATCGAAGGGACGCATCAGGTGAGCCCATGGCGGGCGGCTCGAGCGGCCGTGGTCTTCCGAGTGTGGCAGCCGGTGCAGAGCGCCTGCCCGTTGCGTGGGTCGAGAAGGGCGCCGCCGTCCTGCCGTTCGACGATGTGGTCGGCGTGGAGGCGCACGCCTGTGGCGCCGCATTCCTCGCACTTCCATCCGGCGCGGCGCCGTACCTCAAGGCTCCACGCCCGGTGGGCCGCGGTCCCCAACTCCGCATCCCGCTCCTTGGGCGGCGGCGGGACGGTGCGGCTGTCCGCGGTCGCGACCAGGGGCGCCAACGTCCGAAGACGGGGCTTGCGGGGTGGCACGGGGCGCGGCTCCTATAGGGCCAGTCCCGCCGCACCATGCGTTTCCCAGACGCATGCGGCCCGCGGCCCGTGAGGGCGGCAGGCTTGAGGGGCGGGACTGTGAGGGAGCGCCGTCGGCGGGGCCTCGAGTGTGGGCCGCACCGCGTCAGGCGCAATTCAAGCTGTAGGAAAGGGGATAGCTGCGACTGCGCACACTCGCAACCTGAAAAACACTTGCTTTCTCAATGTGTTACTTGAGAAAACTCCCGCATGCCCTTGAGGGGGTCGGGTTTTGCGGGTTTCGGCGCGGCGTCACGTCACAAAACCGGGATGAAACCGGGGCGCTAATGGGAACGCCCCGTGAACCTGTAGGGACCGGCCTCAGGCGAGTTCGACCTCGTACCGGGGGCGGGCCGCTAGAGCGTTCCAGGCGCGGACCGTGTCCCGGGCTTCGTCGACACAGCCCACGAAGGCGATGACGCAACGGGTGAGGGTGCAGCGGATCCGGTAGGTGCGGGGGCGGGTGGGAGTGGTGCCGGCGAGGAGAGCAGCGAAGGCTTCCTCGAGGGTGGGCTCCGGAGCGGCCGGAGCAGCCTGGGCGATGATCTCGTTGAGGGCGGCGGCGAGGTCGTTGAGCACTTGGTCTCTCCTTTGGCTGTATTGATGTTGTATTTGGAGAGACTTCGGGCGTCAACTGCAAATCTGCAGAAATCGACAGATCAGCTGATTTTTCTACTCTCACCCTGAGGGTCGAGCGGAGATAACCGCGCGAGATGGGGACCGGACGACCCACCATCCGGCCTCGACTGCGTAGCGGTGTGCGCGCACCGGACCTCCGAGCCGTGACGTGGAGGGGCCTACGGGGCGCCTGAGCGGCGAGCACGGGCCGCGGGGCGGGGACAGGGGCGGGCGGGGGCGCGACAGCCTCCACGGGCGCCGGAGCCGGCTCGATGACGGCTCTGGGCTTCCTGGGCATCCCGACGAGGCGCACCCCCGTGATCTCGGCGCACCGCTCTGCATCGGCCATGGTGAGGCGGAAGGCGCCACCCTTGCTCGAGCCGGCCGGGGCATAGGCGGTGCCGTCGCGGGAGGCGCGGAGCAGGCGCTCCCGGGCACGGTGCGAGCTGCAGTGGGCGACGACCGGGCGGGCGGTATCGTCCCGGGGCGAAACCGGGATTGCGACGGGATCCGGCTGGGACTGCACCGGGGCGGCGGCGGGAGCCTCAGGGGCCGGCACGGGGACGACCACGTGCGCCGGGGCGGGGGCCTCAGCCTCACGGGCGAGGCGAGCACGCTTCTCCGCCATGGCAGCCTCGTACTGCTCGAGCAGCTGCGCATCCGTGCGGGCGGCGCGGTCTGCCTTCACGGATGCTTCGATCCGAGCGGCGTTCTGGGCGCGGATGGCCGCGAGGATCCGCTTGCCGTCCGTGTGGGTGGTGCCGCTGGCGCACGGGTGCCGGTGGGTGGGAAGTTCCCGCTGCAGCGCGGCCCGCTGCTGGACGCGGATCCCCTCAAGTACCGCGGCGCCGTAGGCGCGCCCCTCGTCCTCTGACAGGTCGCGCTTCGCCGCGAGCTTGCGCCACTTCGCGGCGGCCGGAGGCGGGCTGTAGGTGGGGCCGAAGGGGGCCGGGGCGGGGCAGGGGGCCGCGTTGGCGTCGATCATGGCTGGTATCCCTTGGATGGCCCACAATCGGGCGGTGGTCCACATGGCGCGGCTGAGAGGCCCGCGCGGGGCCCCTGAGGCGCGCCACCCCTCCGGGGTGGGAGGGGCTTAGTTCAGCCCCACCGCCTCCCATCCGGCGGGGGCCACCACGATGACCCCGGCGCCCATGATGCTGTTCAGCTGGTCCGCCATGGTCTGGGCGATGCGGCGGGGGAGGGGCTTGCTCTGGGTCTGGCGGGTGAGGGTGTTGATCAGGATGAAGGTCTTGGGGGCGGTCATCTGGGCTGCTCCGTTGTTGTGATTTAAGTTGTACAGCAAAATACGAGAGCCGCAAGCACAAAATCGCGCATGCTTGCGTTTTTCTTCAGTCTAGTCCGAGAAAACGGTAAAGCTGGTCTGTCCGGTGTACTTGGCGCATCCCTGGTCGTCGACGTGGTACGCGAAGCACATCAGGGACCGTTTGCGCCCTTCGGTCTCGCCGGTGTCGCAGTACCAGGGGGCAGGCTCCCCAGCCTCCCAGATCACCAGCCGGCGGCCGAGGCTGTGGTGGCGGTGATAGACGCGGTCTCCGGGCTTGAGCGCCTCGAGATCGGCGCGAGAGAGAGCGCCAGCACTGACGTTGGTCGGGTAGGTCATGGGTCCGGCTCCCTCAGCCGTTGCAGAGGATGTCGAAGACGGCGGCGGCGAAGGTGCCATCGTGGGCCTGATCCTCGACCGCGCGGGACACCGCGCCGCCCAGAGCGCCCAGGGCGACGATGTAGCCGGCCACGTCCGCCGGGGTGGCGTTGCCGTGGATCATCTCGACGATGGCGTAGAGGGCGGAGACGTAACCGGCGCGAAAGGCGGGATGTGTCATCTGTATTCCCCTTGGGGCCCACAATCGGGCGGGGCGGAGCGTTGCGCTCCGGTGCTTTTTGTTGTACAGATTTTTTCGGCTTACGCAACAGGGAATTTCGACATGGCGGACGAAAACAGCACCAAGCCTCGCAGAGGGCGCCCGCGGCTCGCAGAGGGCGAAGGGTACACTAGCATCCACCTGTCACTCGCCGCGCCCCTCACGCGCGCGGTCGACGCTGCAGCTGCAGGGGAGGAGGATCTCCCGTCCCGCCCGGAGATGATCCGGCGCCTGGTCGTCGCGGGCCTCGCCTCGCAGGGACGCAAGATTGAATGATTTTTCCTGTACAGCCCTATTGACGGGTTTGCCGTCTACAGCTAGATGATCTTCACGCTCAATCGTGAGCACCAAGGGACAAAGTCGATGACCACCGAAATCCTCAGCAACGGCTCCGGCTCGGTTCAGCCCCTCGAGGCGCTTTTCGCCCGCCTCGAGAGTGACACGCTGGACCGCTCTTTCGAGGCTTACGGCAATTTCGTCGAGGAATGCTCCAACGGCATGACCTCGTTTTTCGGCAACTTCCTGACATACAGCCACGTCTTCAACGTGATGACGGATGACGCTGATCTGATCGAACGTCTCACGGCCGCGATCCGGCGGAACCAGCAGTCCGCAGACTACCTCGACCAGACCCTCCCCTTCGACTGCAACCTGCTGACCATCGAGCGCAAACGGTTCAGCGTCACGCAAGGCGAAGTGCTCCTGACCTATGCCGGCCGCTCGTTGGGCCAGTTCGGCGACAAGATCGAATTGACCGGCGGCGGGGTGTGGCGCGGCCACGGGGATCGGGAATGGGAGGATACCGCCCGGAAGATCCTGGCACGTGAGCACGCCGCGGCGCGGGAGGTATTCAAGGCGGCTCAAGCCGTGTTGCCGTCAACCCGCGTGGCGGAGATTTTCGCGGCTCAGAAGGCTGCGCCGTTCGGGGCTGATCTCGACGCGACCATGTCGGCGGAGGAGGCGCGCGCGGTGCGGGCTGTCCAGATGCACCCCTCGTCGGCCGGCTCCGCCACCTTCCGGAGCGTGCTCACTGCTCTGGGGGCTGCCCGTGGCTGATCTCGCCCCCATGTCTCCGACCCTGCAGCAGTGGGGCCCGGAACTCGCCGCGCTGGCAGGATGGATCCCGGTCGAAGATCTCGACGACGCCATGCGGGAGCATCTGGACAAACTCACCCGCCGCGGTCTCCTCTCAGAGGCCGAGGCCCGCGCGATCGCCGATGCGTTCGACCTGCCGTTGTGATGCGACCCGAGGGGCGTGCTTCAGCCCGCCCTTCCAGCCGCACCATGCGAGGAGGCACCACCATGCTGACGTTCACGTTCGCGACCACCTACCGCCGCAATAGCTCCGTCGAGGCGAAGCGTTTCCCGGATCATCTGCTCTACGCAACGCCCGTCAGCCTCGACCCGGACCGTCTCACGGAGAAGGCGCGCCGTCTGATCACCGTCTGCGACACGTCAATCACTAACCCCACCGACGACCTAGCACCGGAATTCGGTATCGCCCGGCGGTATCCGTCTATCGACGAGGCCGTGACGCTATTCGGCGGTGGTGTCTATGCGGAGGCGGCGGAACGCCTGCGCCAAATCTACAGCGACGAAGTCTCATTATCTAAGTGCGAGACCGAAGCAACCTACGGCCCCAGACTGTATGAGGGCGATGATCCGCACGAAGTACTTAATCAATTTGCTGAGATGCCAGGTCTATGCGCGAGATCTCGCAAGGTTTCAGCATGGACTGAGTTTGGTAATGGCACGGTGGAGCCGACCGACGATCAGGCGCGCCGCGTCTGGGGGTACATGCTCCACGCCGCGATGCCACGCCGGAGAGCCTGACGCTACCGTGAGACGACAGCCGGGGCCCGTGGCGGGGCTCCGTAGCCGTTTCAGGCGCCGCGGGAGGGCGGGACGTGCCTCACATCATCCGCAGGGCGACGGCGCTACCCACGCGCGCCGTAGGGCCTCCGGGCGTGCCTCGAGCACCCCGGGGGCCGTCGGCTGTCGTGCGCCCATCCCGGGAGGGCGGGCCCGATCCCGGGCGTGCTCCCCCGGGGGCGGTCGTGCGCGCCTACCTCTGCAGGCTCAATCCCAGGACTGTCCCGGGGCCGTCCCCCTATGGACCTTGGGGGATAATAGGCCTGTACAGGAAAAATCCCATTAGCGGGCCCGTGGCGCCCGTTCCGGCCCGTTTTGGTCCGGATGTAGGTCGCGACCCGCCGACGGGCGCCACGGCTCAAATCTGGGGATCCAGGGCCCTATCCGCCCCCTCGAGGCCCTCACGCGGGCGTCGCGGGCGTCGCGCGGGGGTGCGGGCGCCTGGGCGCCTGGGCGCGGGCGGGCGGGCGGGCGCCGGCGGGCGCATGACTGGGCGGGCGGGCGCAGGCGCATCCGGGCAGGCGCTGGCGCCCGGCCGGGAGCGCGCCCCGTCACCCCCTCTCGAGGCGATCAACACCCCTCTCGAGGGCATCGACACCCACCCCCTCCCGAGGGGATTAACCCCCAAACCGGACACCCCCTCTCGAGGGCATTAGGCCCAAAATTCAGGAGCTCCTCATGTCGAACATGACCCCGCAGAAGTTCCAGCAGCTGCGCCAGAAGGCGGGAGATCGGCGCCGGCTGTCGGCGACCCAGCTGCAGGAGGCCCTTCGCGTTGGGGGGCTGGATCTTGAGATGCTCGCCACCCTGCTGTCGACCCGGGTGGAGCGGGTGCGGTCCTGGCTGTCAGGGCAGGAGGATATTCCGGTCTACCTCGACGTCCTGCTGGCGACGCTGAGAGTGCCGGGAGGCGCGCGCGAAGCCTGGACCTTGCTGCATGAGGCGGAGGCGATCCCGACGGATCAGCAGGACCGCTTCAAGGCGTGGGCGCGCCGCGACGTCTGACCCCTACCCGAGGGCATCGACCCCCCCCTCCCAAGGACATCGAAATGACGCAGGACGAGGGGCCGCCCCCGGAACAGCAGTCCGACCTTCCGACACCCAAGGACCGGGTCCAGCGCGCCGTCCAGGCGATCAAGCTGCATCTGGCGATCATGAACGTGGGGGATGTGGACGGCACGCTCGGTCAACTCGGAGAGCATCAGGTGTTCTTCACCGGGATGATCGACTTGCAGGAGCTGGCGCTCGAGGCGCTCCGAGCCGCGGAGTGGAAGCTCCCTCGTGAGCCGGAGGTCGACGTCTGGAACTACCCGTCGGAGCGCACCGTCTGAGCCTCCCCCTCTCGAGGGCATCAAGCCCCTGCGCAGGGGGCGATCTCCTTCCAGGCGTCCTCGCCTTGGCTGTCGGGGCCCAGCAGTGAGCCCTTCGACCTGATCACCACGTCGGCGCCCTTGCCGGCCTTCCGGATCTCCATGGAGAAGGCGCTGACGTCGACCGTGAACAGCCAGCCGGCCGATTGGCCGCCGTGGGTGATCTGGATGGTGTCGGCGCCGCGGAGATCGGCGTAGCGGATGTAGCCGGGATAGGCCCGATCGAGGGCCTGATAGGCGCAGGCGCCGAACCGGGCGTAGTCGACGGCGACCCGGCGGTGGATCTCGGCGGCGGCCGGGGCGGCAGCGGCGATCAGGGCAAGCGCGAGGAGAACGGGAGCAGCTTTCATCCCGTAGAGGTGGCACGCCGCCGGCTCGGCGATCAAGCACCCCCTCTCGAGGGCATCAGATCCCCTCTCCGGATCGGGAGAGGGGGTACTCGAGGCGATCAGGATCCATCGTCGCTGGCGGGGCGGGCACGCGCAACCTCGGCTTCGAGCATGAGAAGCAGGTCCGTGATCGGTGGCTTGGCGTCATCGCCGTCATAGGAGACGATCGCTGCGGCGGCATCGCAGAGCGCGTTGACGCTGGCACGGAGTTGGGCGTTCTCTGCCTCGAGCTCCACAAGCCGGTCGTGACGAGAGCTATCCAGGCTCATCAACTGCCCTCCGTGCAGCCGCGACCGCCGGCGGCCGGGTCGCCCTGGTCCTCGACCAACGGGATCAACTCGGTTGTGGTATGAGCTCGCTTCGTCATGGTCGGCCTCACTGGGATGAGGGTGGCCGTGGCGGACCTGCCACTGGGAATTTGGTGGGTCAGGCGGCGGGACCGTGCCCTGGGAAGCTGCGTTCCGCCGCCAACCCGGATCAGGCGCCCTCGAAGGCGCGGACCGCGTCGCGCAGGCGCTTGAGCGGCTTGAACCGGAGGCTCTTGCGGGCGTGCGAGGGGATGAGCTCGCCCGTGCCGCGGTGGCGGGTGGTCGGCTCGAAGCGGTCGCGGACCTGCATCTTGCCGACCTCGGGCAGATACACCTCGTCGCCCTGGCGGACGGCGCTCTCGATGATGTCGCCCTGGGCCTGCAGCACAGCCTCGACGTCGCCGATCGCGACGCCGGACAGCTCCGACAGCCGCCTCGTGAACTCAGGTCCCTTCACGGTTCTCTCCTGGGATTGTCACGGTGAAAAACCCGGGTTCCGCTGGGTCGGTCCCGGGGAAACGCCCCCTCTGGGGCGAATGGGTCAGGGCAACGCCAGCACCTCGTTGAGGCGCTCGATCTCCGGCGCCGGCCGGGCGTAGCCGAAGAACGCTGCCGCGCTGTCGACCGCGGACAGGACCAGGGCGGAGACGTCCCGCTTGTCGCGGCCGATGAGCCGGGCGATGGCGGTGAACTCCATCCGCTCGACGATCCGGAGGTAGAGCATGGCCTGGGCCTGCCGGCCGACGTAGGCGACGAGGCGCTGCATCTCCGCCAGCCCATCCACGCGGTCCGCGGTGACGCCCGACGGCCCGGCGGTAGTGTCGACCGGCGGCTCGAACCGCGGCTCCGGATAGAGGCCCTTCTCGGCCCTGTGCCACAGGTCGTCGAACGCCGCCATGGCGCGGAGCCGGGCCTCGGTGCGCTCCGCCTGGTCCTTGATGAGGGCGGAATAGCTGGCGAGGGTCACGCGCTGGTCGGCCCGGCCACGGGCGTTGCCGATCCGGATCTCGCGGCTGCCGCCGGCGGTGCGGCGATCGAACTCGAGGCCGGCGTCCAGCTCCTTGAAGCTGCGCGCCTGGGCGGCATCGGCCTGGGCGAGGGCGAGCTCCCGCTTGAGGGCGGAGCGCAGGCGCCGGGCGAGGTTCTGGCCGGAGCTGGCCGACAGGTGCTCGGCGTGCTCGTCCGCCTTGTCCGCCTCCTCCTCGAGCGGGCCGATGCGGCCACGCACGAGATCCGCCTGGGCGACGGCGCCCGCCTCCTCGAGGCGCTGGGCGCTTTCCCGCAGGTTGCCGGCTTCCTTGCGCAGCAGGTCGCGACGGTCAATGGTCGCGCGGTAGGTCTCGAAGACCTTGTCGTCGAACGGCATGGGATACGCACTCACGCTGTGGATCACTCGGCAGAACGGGCGGGCAACCAGCAATAATATTGGTCGCCCGTCTTGGCGTAGGCCGCCCACCCTCCGTCCCTCAGATTGTTCATGCCCTCCGAGAACTTGGTCTTGAGGGCGTTATCCGAGAGCATCGGGTAGCAATTGTCTTTGAAAGCCTCGACGCAGACCTCGAGGGGGATCACCTTGGCGCCAGCGGAGAGCCGCGGGTTCGCCTTCCGGACCTCCTCGCTGGGGTCCTGGCCCTTGCTGATCAGCAGGGCCTGCAGCACGTCGAGCACCTGCTGTCCGAGCTTGGACGGCTTGAAGTTGCGGACGCGCTCCTGGGCCTCCTCCGGCATGATCGGCTTGGGCGGCGGGGTGTTCGTGAAGCGGGTGTAATCGGCGATGAACCCGACCTCGACCCAGCCCGAGCCGCCGTGCCGGTTCTTCCCGATGATCAGCTCGGCGACGCCGGCGGCCAGCGCCATGGCGCGTTCCCACTTCGCATAGGCCTCCGGGTTGTTCTTCGGTGCCCGGTCCTTGAGGTAATACTCCTCCCGGTACACAAAGATCACGCTGTCGGCGTCCTGCTCGATGCTGCCGCTCTCGCGCAGATCGGACAGCATCGGGCGCTTGTCGTCGCGCTCCTCGACTTTGCGCGAGAGCTGGGACAGCGCAATGATCGGGACCCCCAGCTCCTTCGCCAGCGCCTTGAGCCCGGTCGTGATCTCGGTCACCTCCTGCACGCGGTTGTCGCCGCGGCTCTTGGTGCCCTGCATCAGCTGCAGGTAATCGACCACGAGGAGGCGCAGGCCCTTGCGGCGCTTGAGGTGCCGAGCCCGCATGGCGACCTGGGCGATCGACAGCGCGCCGGTCTCGTCGATGTCCAGGGGGAGCTTCCGCAGCGCGCGCTCCGCCTCGAAGTACCGCTCCATCTCGTCGCGGCTGGCCTTGCCCTGCCGGAGCTTCCAATACTCGATGTCGGCGAGGCTCGAGATAATGCGGTTCTTGAGCTGCCGCTTGCCCATCTCGAGGGAGAAGAACCCGACCACCCCCGGGTCCTCGCCGCGATCCATCCGCAGCTTCGCGTCGACCGCGGCGTGGTAGGCGATGTGGGTTGCGAGGGCGGTCTTGCCGCTCCCCGGCCGGCCCGCCAGGATGATCAGGTCGGACGACTGCAGGCCTCCGAGCTTGTCGTCCAGGCCCTCGAGCGCCGTCGACACCCCGGTCATGGCGCCGCCGTTCTGGTAGGCCTCGTAGACGTCCCGGCTGTCGATGGAGCCGAAGTCGACGAAGCCCTCGTCGTCCGGCGAGATCGTCGGGCGGACCTGCTCGATCCGCTTCTCGAGCTTCGCGAACAGCGCCTCGACGGTCTCCTCCACCGGCATGTCGTAGGCGAGGCCCGAGATGTCGCCGGTGAGGCTGATGATCATCCGCCGGGCCGCGAGCGCCCGCACCGTGCGAGCGTAGCTCGGTGCGTTCACGATGGTGGTTGCCTCCGCCACGAGCCGGGCGAGGTACTGGCTGACGGTGAGCCCGCCGAGATCGGCGTCGCCCAGGTAGGTCTTGAGCGTGATCGGGGTGGCGGCCTCCCCTTTCTCGATGATCGCCGACATCACTGTCCAGATCTGGCGGTGGATCTCCTCGGCGAAGTGGTCGGCCGACACGATGTTGGCGACCTTCGGATAGATGTTGTTGTGCAGCAGGACGGCCCCGAGGAGGGCCTGCTCGCTCTCGAGGTTGATCGGGAGGGCGCGGACGTGTTCGGTCATGGTCCTCAGGGCCTCACGTCGAGGAACGCTTCAATGAAGAGGGCCGCGACTTCCGGATTGATCGCGTTCCCGTAGGCGCGCAGGCGTCCCACGCGGCCGGCAAGCCCATGAGCCAGCGGGAATGTGCCGGGTTCAACTGGCCGGGCTTTGCCGTCCCGGCAGAGGATCCAGTCGGCGTCGGCCCAGAAGCCGGAGACGGGATCTCCGGGACCAGCATCGCCACCTGCTCGTTCAGCGGCCGAGCGTTGTGCTTGTAGAGCGCGTCCCCAGTCCTCGAGCCCTTGCAGTCCCGGCTCTGCGGCGTGGCCCAGGAGGCGAGTTGCGCCTGCGCTCCCAGATCCGTGATTGCTCCGTCGCTCCCCCTCCCTTTGCGCGCCAGAAATGCCTCTGGCGACGAGTTGGTCGGACTGGCAGCCGGCGTCGCCCACGCCGCCAGTTGCGCCGCATCCCGCAGGTTCGCGAACCCCGGCGGCCCGCCGCCCTCCCGCTTCGGGGCCTCGAGCCGCCGGCGCTCCTGCCGCTCCGGCGAGTTGGCACCCGTCCCATCGTTCGCCTGGGTGGTCGGCCAGTGCGCCAGCACCACCGTCTCGCACAGACCCATCGCGCCCGGCCGCGGAGAGACCTCCCCCCGCTTGGCCGCGTCGGTGGCCACGGGCGTCGGCCACGAACCACAGCCTCTGCCGGATGTGCGGGGCGCCGACGCCCGCAACGCACAGATCGGCAGCCCCGACGGCGTAAGCCTGACCTTCCAAGTCAGAGTGAACAGCGTCGAGCCACGCGAGGCCGTCCTTGCTCGCAACCTGCTCTCCAAAGACGACTTCAGGACGGCACTGGCGGATGAGGTCGAACCACACAGGCCAGAGGTGGCGCTCGTCGGCGAACCCCCCTCGTTTGCCGGCGAGGCTGAAGGGCTGGCAGGGGCAGCTGCCGGTCCAGACCTGCCGGTGGGACCAGCCGGCGAGGTCGAGGGCGTAGTCCCAGGCGCCGATGCCAGCGAAGAAGTGGCAGCGGTGGAAGCCTCTGAGATCAGCAGGTCGAACATCGACAATTGATCGGGTGTCGACTTCACCGTCCGTGATGAGCCGCGCCGAGATGAGGTTGCGTAGCCACTGCGCGGCATAGGGATCGATCTCGTTGTAATAGGCCCTGATCTTGGTGGAGGAGGGGAGCGCCATCATTTGAGCAGCTCCTCGCCGAACCGCTTGTGCTTCCCGCAGAACCAGGCGCGCGGCTTACGCAGGCCGTGCCAGCCGCCGGGGCCGAAGCCGAAGCTGGCAGGGCGGTCGCAGACCTCGCAGGGGTGATCCTCGTGGACGCGGACGGCGGCGGCCTTCTCAGCCTCCGCCTCCTCCTGCTTGCGAGCCCAGTCGCCCAATGCCTCGAATTCAATGCCCGCCATCAGGCTCGAGCCTCCACGACCTCGAGGCCTGCGGCGCGGGCGCGCTTCAGCATGTCGGTCGTGCCCGGCCCGCCGGTCTGGAAGCCGATCACCTTCTCCGGCTGGAAGTCGACGTTCAGCGCCGAGATCATCAGCCCGTTGCGGTGCGGGCCGCCACCCTTGCCGCGGAGGACCCAGTTCGGCGGGAACAGGATACGATCAATCCCGCGCTCCTCCGCCCAGCGGTCGGCCATGTCGTCGGCGCCGAACTGCCGGCGCGGGTCGAGGCCGATCAGCACGAGGCTGAAGGGCGTGCGCTGGTGGTGCGCGTCGAGGAATGCCCGGCCGCGGGCGTAAAGCACGAAGTCGCGGCCACCGCAGATGAGAACGCGGGTCATGACCGCGCCTCCGGCTTCTCGCCGCCGGCGCCGGGCCACAGCGTCTTCACCGCCCAGACCTGGTCCTGCAGGTAGGCGAGACGCTCCTCCCAGTTGGTGCGCTGGACGATGTGGTTTTCGATCTGCTGGCGTGCCTGCCGGATCTGGGCCTCGAGGGCCCGCAGGACGTCGGTCGCGTCCTTCTCGCTGCGCGGGATCATGCGGCGGCTCCGATGCTGAGGAGGGGGATCTGCCAGGGCTCGAAGGCGCGGCCGGCGGCGGCCATGACGCGCTCGACGAACCGCTTGGCCTCGAGCGGGTCGTTGCCGTTCCGACCCTGCTTCCGGGCGGAGTAGCTCCACGCCATGCTGTCGGCGCTGTGGAGCATCTCCCGGACGCCCGGGTGCATCAGGGAGGTGAGCTTCACGCCGAAGCCATGGAGCCGGAGGTCGGGCCGCCGGCGCTTGATGGCCGAGAGGACCGCGACCACCTGCTCGGGTCGCCCGTTGCGCTTGCAGACCGAGCCGACGCCGACCCAGTGGCCGGGCTCGAGCCGGTCGCCGTAGGCCTCGAGGTGGGCGACGTAGTCCTGGGGGGCGAACCCCTGCAGCACGGGCAGGATCGGGAACGGCAGCCGCTCCACCATCAGGGCATCGTACCGCTCGATGGTGAGGCTCTGATGCTCGGCGACCGTCAGGCCCGTGCGCGCGAGCATGAAGCTCTCGCACATGAAGTCCTGGGCGACAGCAGCCGTGATCCTGACGACGCCGGCGGCGTGGAGGCGCCGCAGCTCGCGAGCGTATTCCTCGACCCCGTGCCTATAGCGGCCGAACCGTTCCAGCTCGGTGAAAGCGCCGCTGTCGATGACGACGTCCGGGCAGGTAATGGGCTTCAGCCGGCCGCGCAGCCGGTTGATGCTGATGAACGCCCGCTGGAAGGTGCAGGCGTTCCCAGGCTGGTGGATCCCCGGGTAGAAGGCGAGGTCGGCGCTCATGCGGCCTCCCTCTTGGCGTCGGGGAGGAGGCCCTCGGACCGGAGCTTCGACATCACCACCGTGACGATCTTCGGCTCCATCTCGAGGAGCTCGGCGATCTGGCGGCGCGACATCTCCGGGTTGGCGAGGGCCGCCTGCAGGATCGCGTCGCGCTTCGACCGGGGCCTGGACAGCAGCGCCAGAGCGCCCTTCCGGACCAGCAGGTCGATGAACCACTCCTTCGAGGGCTCGAGCTTCGGGAGGTTGATCGCCGCCGGGTTGGTGACGATGAACCGCGCCAGCTCGAGGTCGGAGATCAGGACCCGGGCCTCGCCGGCGCCGGTGCCGGGCTCCGGGATCAGGAGGCCGCGCTTGACCCAGCCGCACGGTGTCGCCGGGCAGACGCCGAGCAGGCGCGCCACGTCGCCCGTGGTGTGGAGCTCGCTCTCGGTTCGGTCGATCTCGCCCGAGGACCGGGCCGTCTTGACCGCCGACGGTGTGCGCCGGTAGCCGCGCTCTGCCATGAGCCGGGAGATGTGCTTGTTCGAGGCCTGCGCGTTCTGGCGCAGGATCTCGATCTCCTCCTCCGACCAGGGGGTGATGTTGAGCAGGGTCCGGGCGCCGATCTTGAGCGCGCGGCGGCTCACGTAGGTGCGCGAGACGCCGTACTGCCGGACGAGCTTGTCGATGGCGCCGCTGCCCTTCGGCTGCTGGTAGGCGGCGCGGATCGCGTCGTCGATCAGCCCCGAGGATACCCGGAGGGTCTTGCCGCCACGCGGGATAGCCGAGCGGAGACCGAGCAGCTGCGCCTTGTCTTGGATCGCAACGAGGGGGCGCGCCAATCGCTCGGCGCACCAGGGCCCGCCCTTCTGCGGGTAGTTCTTCCGGAGGAACGCGACCTCCGGATCGGTCCAGATCCGGCGCGGCGTACCCATCACGCCGGCTCCTGCCGCTGCAGGCGGATACCGTAGCCCTTGCCGTCGTAGACCTCGACGCCGATGGCTTTCAGCTCGCTCTTCCAGCGGGCGAGCATCAGGCCGAAGGTCTCCTCGCGCGCGACCTTGGCGATCCCCTGGATCAGGGGGTGGCCGTAGAGCCGGCCATCGGCAAGCCGCTCGCACACGTCGAGGACGATGGACGAGCAGCCGCCCCAGACCCCGGTAGGGCCGGTAACGGTCTTGGCCTTCCGGTCGACAAGGAGGATCGGCAGGCCGACCTCGCTCTCGGTCGGCACGACCGCCCGGGTGACCGGCGCCGGCGGCGCGGCCGGCTCCGGGGTCTTCTCGAGCTTCGGGGCGACGCGCCGGGCGAGCCCCGCCGGCGTGGTCTTGGGCTTCGGCTGCGCCTTGGCGGCGACGCGCTTCGCGGCCTCAGCGATACGCTCGATCTGCCTCTCGCTGCTGCGGGTGGAGACGGGGGCCGGCTCGTCCGTCAGCTCGTCGGCCAGCTCCATCTGGGTCGGGGCCTGGACCTCGAGGACGTCACCGGCGGGGGTGTGGACGAACACGCCCGTCCGGTCCGGGGTCGACCCGAGGTCCACCCCAACGATCAACTCCGGCGCCGGGGCGGGATCATCGGAAGTCGTTAACTCCTCCCCCGCCCTCGACGTCGGCACGACTTCCTCACCTTGAGCCGGTTCTTGCGTCGCCCCATCCTCCACCGGCTGATCAGGTGAGGCTTTCCCGGCACTCTCGGGCAGCCCGTCGTGTGGGGCGCTGGCTGAGTAGCGGAGGGGGGCAGCTTGGTCCGCCGCGGGCTGGCGGCAGAGATCTCCTTGAGCGGCTCGGCGGTCGCCCTCGGCGCGCGCCTTGCGCAGGATCTTCTTCGGGGTGCCGATGTCGACGCCGGCCCGCCGGGCGATAGCAACGAGCGGCAGGTCCGTCGTCGCGTAGAGGTCAAGCACCATGCCGCGGCGCTCCTCGCGGGAGCCGGGCGCCGCGGCGGCGGGGACGATCTCCGCACCGGCCGTGGCGATGCTGTCGGCCAGATCCGCGATCCGCTGGCGCAGCTGCACGTCGCCGGTCTGCAGGGCGGTACTCTCGACCAGGTCGCGGGAGATCTGGGTTAGCCGGGTGGTGACGTGGAGCAGCTCGCCTACGGTGGCGAGGAGCGCGCTGGCGAGCGCGGACGGGGAAGCGTTCGGGTGCTGGGACACCGCGGCCTCATATGGTTCAGGGGGAAGGGGAGGTTGCCCGGCGATCCCGGCCGGGCTCGGGTAGTGCCGCCTGCTGGGACAGGCGGGTCGAATGTCAGGCGACCGGATCGTAGGTCGCAGCGAAGATGTCCGGCTTGCAGGGGTAAAGCTCGCCCTTCACGCCGCGGATGATCCAATCCCCGGGCTGGGCGATCATCCTGCCTTCGAGTGTGAAGACGTGGACCGTGTCATCAATCCGGATGATGCCGCCGGGGACCAGCGGGTCCAACTCGTTCGCTGCCTTGATCCAGTCAGGCGCCCCGCCTTCGATCTCGCGACCTGTCCACCGGACGGCATCGATCTCGACGGGCTTCTTGCGGAACCTTGCCATCACGCGACCCGCTTCTGCCCGAGACCGCTGCTCTTGGCGAGCTGCGACCGCTGCTCGCTGTAGGCGGAGCACGTCATCGGATAGTCGGCGGGGAGGCCGAACTTCTGCCGGTAGGTGTCGGGGGTCAGACCGTGCTTCGTGAGGTGCCGGGTCAAGGTCTTGTAGGGCTTGCCGTCCACGAAGCTGGTGAGCGCCTCCGGCTTGATTGACTTGCGGATCGCCGCCGGCGTCTGCTTCTCGACCGCCTCCTCCGCCGGCTCCGCCGCAGACGCAGCGGCAGTCGGGGTGAACCCCCAGAGCGCCTCGATCTCGGTCTTGAAGGTAGCGAAGACGGTCGGGATCTGCTCGACGGTCAGCGGCTGGTTCTTGACGTACTCGGTGACGAGCGCGGCCACCATGGCGGCGACGGCGGTCTGCTTCTCGATGTCGTTGAGGGCGGTATCGGACATGGTGCTCTCCTGGGATAGAGCGGGGGAGGATGCGGCGATCAGGCCGCGCGGTTCGGGGTGGGAGCCCCGAAGAGGGTCAGCTCGGTTTCGCGGTGGCCGTACCACTTGACCGATGCGTAGTAGTGGACTGCACAGGCGTCGGCCCGGTTGTCGTCGTTGCAGTCGGACGGAATGTGACCGAGCTGTTTCGCCCGCTCGATGACTTTCAGCTTGCCGTATTTACGGTTCGAATCCTTGGCGGTTGAGAAGCCTGGGGGTGCCACCCAACGCGCGCGGCCCGTGTAAAACTTGCGGACCTGCCCGGCGTCGACATGCCGGACAGGGATCTCGAACAGGGCGCCCATGAACTCGATGACGAACAGGCATCCCCACGCGAGGATCGCCGACATCGCGCCGCGCTCGGCGCCCGGGGGGAGCGGAGCCTCGACCACGATCACGTCGGGCCGCTCGCTCCGGATGGTGAAGATGTCCCGCAGGAAGAACCCGATGTTGCGACCCGCCACGTAGAGCGGTTCATCGGGGCGCTTGAGCCGGACAGAGGCGGACCTCTCGATCTTCCCGGGCCGGCCTATGGCAAAGCCGGTCCGGGTCGCGACGTCCAGGGCGAGGATCCGCATCGCGCGGATCAGTTGATGGTGTAGGTGCCCTGGCCGGTGGCGCCGGCCAGCGGGCCCCGCCCCGGGATCTCGTCGTCGATGTCCTCGTCTTCGTCACCGCGGTGGGCGGTGTCCGGGACCGGGGAGCCGCCGCTCTCCGCGACCTGCTTGCGGATGTGAGCGTCGCCTTCGGCGTTGGCTTCCCGCATCTGCTCGTGGGTCGGCTTTTCGGCAGCCCGCTTCGCCTCCTCGAGATCCTTCTCGGCGTCGACCAACGCCTTCGGCCGGCGGCCGCGCCCACCCTTCGCCTTCCAGGCGTCGTGCGCCTCTTGGAACCGCCGGGTGTACTCCTCGACCGAGAGGCCCGGCGTCGGGCCGGGTTCGGGGGGGGTCGACCCGGGCTCGACAGGGGTGGGCTCGCCGCCCATCCGCGCGCCGGCGGTGGTCTTGTCGAACATGCTGCCCTGATCGTCCTGACCCTGGCCGGCGACCGCCTCGGCCTCCTCGGCCATCATGACCAGGTCCTTGTCGCACCAGCCCATGTCCTGCGACAGGAGCCCGGTCTGGGTCAGGACCGCGGCCCGGTCGCCGGGCTTGAGCGGGCCCAGCACCTTGAGGATCCGCTGGGTCGCCCTGGCGACGCCGAAGACGTTCTGCAGCCGGTTCTCGTGGCTCTGCAGCCCGGCCTCCGACTTCGCGTTGGCGATGTCGTTCTTCTGCCGGTCCGCCTTGTCGAAAAGAGCCTGTACGAGCTCCCGGCGCTCGGTGGCGTCCTTGGGCAGCTTCAGGCAGCTGTTCGCCACGCCGAGCCGGATCTCCTCGGCTGCCGTGGGGTTCGTGTCCGCGCCCATACGCAACTCCTGGGTTTGATGGTGGTGACGTGGGTCCGGCCTACTGCCGGGCGCTCCACGCTTTGATGCGCCGGGCCGCGCCCTGGGCGGCTTCGGCGCAGTTGATCGCCGCATCCGCGACCGATCCGAGGATCAATAGCGGAAGCGCGACGATGTAGGGTTTGAAGCTGAGGCAGTTGTGCATCATGGGGATTACCCCTCTTCGTAGTTAGATCAGCAGCTCGTGGCGGTACGACGCGCCTTGATCTGAGCGAGCTTCTGATCACGAGACGAAATTGCTTCCTCCTGTCCAGATGACGTGAGCCATGCCGGCGTTTCGCCACCCGCCATGACGTAGGCGAGGAAGTCGAGGCCATAGGCCCTGATCAGCGCAAGCATGCCCTCACCGTTGAGCAGGCTACCGCGAGCCAGCGCCTTCTTGACGGCATCTGCCTTCAAGCCGGTATCGGCAGCCACGTTATCTGCAGTCTTGTTCGGGTATTTACTACGGAGGTAATCCCCGACGCGACCTGCAACCGCAGACTGTGCAGTTGAGGCCTGGGACATCTGTCCCCCGATCGCGCTGGACATGAGCATCACAAAGTCCTTTTATAGCTAGGCCAACGCGACGAGGTGCTGGGAACACCAAAGTCTGAAATCCTCGGGTCGTAAGTCGCTGGGAACGTCGAGCGACCCGAGGAGGAAGGCAAAACAGGCAAGGAATACAAAGATCAGCTACCCAAAATGACCATGTCGTACTGCGGAACGACAGGTCGCGATGGCTCCTGATCGAGATCCGGGCGGAGCAAGTAACGGGGAACCCCAGTCACTTGCTCCACCTCGAGCGCCCGAGACTTCGGGCACCTCCCTACCTTGACCCACTGGTCAACAGCCGGCGAGCTGATGCCGAGGCGCTTGGCGAGCGCAACTCGGCTGCCGGCACACCTGATGGCGAGGTTGAGAGCTTCGTCAGGGGTCATCCCTCATTCAAAGCACGGCTTCAAAGCCTTTGCAAGGGGTTTCCAACTTGATCAAGCTTGGTGGACAACTCGAGCACATGGCGTTCAGTGCCTCCATGGCAAACGCACTGGCTCGCCTCCTCGCCAAGGCTCGGACAGACGCCGGCCTGACGCTTCAGCAGGCCGCGGACAAATTGCGCGTTACGAACCAGGCGATAAACCAATGGGAGCGGGGAAGAACTATCCCATCACCTACCCGTAAGCGTCAGATATGTGAGTTGTACGGGATTAGCGAAGATGATTACCGCCGTGCAGTCGAAGAGGTATTGGCGCACGAGCAGCCGGATGCCTCAGCGCCGCCGGCCCCTGCAACGATTGCAGCAGCCCCTCCCAATGCGCGCATAGCTGGCCCTGATCCTGTTGATCTCGCCAGTCGTGTTGCGTTGCTACCTCTGGACGTCCCCGTGATGGGGGTTACAGTCGGAGGTGAGGATGCAGATTTCGAGTTCAACGGGGCAACAGTGGATCACGTCAGAAGGCCTCCGGGCCTAGCAAATGCCAGACGTGCCTACGCAGCTTATGTCGTTGGTCAGTCCATGTACCCGGCGCATAGGGAGGGCTCTGTTCTCTATGTTAATCCGGACCGGCCGGCATCCATCGGAGACGATGTAGTTATCGAGCTATATTCCGACAGTGAGAGCGACGATCTTCAGCACAAGTCAGGCAAGGGCTACATCAAGCGCCTCGTGAGGCGCACGCCAACCAAAATCGTCGTCGAGCAGTTCAACCCGCCCGCTGAGATCGAGTTTGAGCGCGAACGGGTCAAGTCTTTGCATCGAGTTGTACCCTGGGACGAGCTGTTGAGCATCTAGGGTCGCGCCATACGAGTATAGAGACCATCCCTCGGAATGCTGCATCTCCCATAGGTATTTTCTTCTTGGTTCGGACCCAGAACCGACAAGCGACGAGCATGTCAGAACGGTTCATGGTGAACCCTCCGGATCCCGCCGCCTGTCGGCCCTGTAGTTATAAGTTAGGTTCTAATCCCCGCGAGCGCGCGTAGTTATACACCGCGCGCACAGGGGACGACCCGGCGCAAGGCGCGCGAACGGCAGTCGAAGCCGCTAAGGCCCTGAAACCTTTCGCATTCGGTCGCATTATCAGCTTACCAACCGAAGAGTAACGCCGTGTTGCGCCCATGCGGTTGAGGCCCCCAGCTCGGGATCCCCGGTCTGGGGGCTTTCGCGTTGCGTTGGGCGACGAGAAACCTGTGCGTGACCAGGCTGCCACCCGCGCCCAACAAGGCGCCGCTTTGCTCGGCTTCGCGATCTCACTTTGAACCGCTTGACGTCGCTTTGAGACCATGCTTTGATGATTGGACCGACGCTTTCCCAGGGCACGGTCCACCATGCACATGCAGTTCTCGACGGCTGGCTGCGCGCCGCCGTTCACCCCCTCTTTGCTCGCCTTCAGAGGGGTCATCGAGCTCCTCAGCCTGCTGCCGCAGACCTATGGGTCGCAGCAGGTTGCGCGCCTCCACCGTGAGGCCGCCCTCTCCCTGATCCACCAGTACGAGGCCGCGGTCTCGGCCGACGCCGACGCCCTCGACTTCCTCGCCGACCGCGGGCTGATCCCGGAGGATCTGCTCGCCGTGGCCGAGTACCTGCTCGACCGCGCCGACGGTATGGACGTCGGAGCTCGGCACTGATGCGAGCCCGCGATCTCCTCGAGGCCGCTAGCCTCACCCAGGATCTGCGCGACGTCCTGATGGTCGTCGGCCTCCTGCTCCTCGTCTGGGGCGCCGCCGGGGCATCCCTGGCCTACGCCTTGTGGGCGGAGCGCTGGGCCTGCGAGCGGTACATCGCCAACGTCGAGGCGCGCCGCGCCAGCTGGCAGATCGCGGCCCGGCCGGGGGGGGAACCCGTGAACCGGCCGACCCCGCCCACCGGCGGCTCGTCCGTTGTCGTCCCGAACGTCATCTCCGAGGCCGTGGCGAGGCAGAAGTGGTGCCCTTGGGCCCGCGTGTCGTCCCCGGCTGACGAGCCCGCGTTCAACCGGCTTGGCGTCGGGATCTCGCAGGGGTGCGAGGTTCCAGCCTCCCACGTCCCGGACATGGCCCGCTGCATCGGCTCCCGGTGCATGGCGTGGCGCCAGCGGTCCCGGGCCGGCTACGGCTACTGCGGCGCTGCGGGGCCGCTGTGATGAAGGTCCCCGGATACGATTGGTGGGTCGAGTGCCTTGAGGCACTCGCCGACGGGGGCGCCCCCCCAACATGCCCGGAACGTGACGTGATTTTCCCGGGACGATACTGGATCCGGTGGAAGAAGACCGGCGAGGTCGTGGGCCTCGCGGTCGATCCTGTCCCGGACCGGCCGGGCTTCCGGATCCTGATCAACAAGGGGATCCGGTTCGATCTCACCACGCAAGAGCAGGTCGAGGACTGGTGCGAGAAGACGTTCGCCTGGGCCTGCGAGAACCCCGTCTCTCAGGAGGAATACCTCGCTTGGTGGAGAACGGGGACGTGGCCCCCTGAGGTGTCAGAGCGTGAGGCGGACAAGAACCGCCGCAAGCGCGAGCGCATCGCGGCCCAGCGCCGACCCCGCAAGTAGTAGCGTAGAGGCCCCCATGACAGCTTCCATGTCCACCGCGGTGGCGACGACGAGCGGCGCGCACCCCGCGGTCGCAGCTCTCGGCACCGGCGCGGTGATGGCCATCGTCCCGCAGACCTTCGACGAGGTCTTCCGGTTCTCCCAGGTGCTGTCCCGGTCCGGGCTCTGCCCCCACGGGATGGACACCGCCGACAAGGTCACGGTCGCGATCCTGACCGGGCTCGAGATCGGCGTGAAGCCGATGCAGGCCGTCCAGGGCATCGCCGTCATCGGCGGCCGCCCCTGCATCTGGGGCGATCTGGCGCTCGGCATCGTCCGCGGCTCCGGCGCCCTCGAGTACATCCGCGAGAGCTTCGAGGGCGACGAGGGCGCCTGCGACTGGACCTCCGCCAAGCCCGACGGCGCGATGCTCGCCTTCAAGGCAGTCTGCCGCGTGAAGCGGGTCGGCCAGCCGGAGATCGTGACCGAGTTCTCGGTGGGCGACGCCGTGGTGGCGAAGCTCTGGGGGAAGCGCGGCTACAACGGCAAGGACACCCCCTGGATCACGAACCCGAAGCGCATGCTCAAGATGCGCGCCCGCGGGTTCGGCCTGCGCGACGGCTTCGCCGACGTGCTGAAGGGCCTCTACATCGCCGAGGAGCTGGTCGGCACCGAGGTCGACACGCCGATGGATCCGGCGCCGGCGCTCCCGCCGGATGTCCAGCCCCCCGATATGCGCCGCGCCGCTGCGCCGGCGCTCGAGCACAAGCCGGCCAAGACGCCCGCCGCGTCCCCGGCTCCCGAACAGCCTGCGTCTCCTGTCTCGCGTGCGCAGGCCGTGGACGCTGAGGTCCCAGCCTCAGCGTCCGACAACACCGCCCCCGGCGCGCCGGCGGGCAACGAACCGGTCGACGCTGAGGTCTACGACGGCGAGCGGCAGCTGGCCGAGATCGGCAATCAACTGGCCAGCGTCCGCGCTCTCGCGGAGGTCGACGAGGTCGAGCAGGGGTATGCCGACGCCCTCGAGGAGATGACCCGGAGCGACCGGGAGAAGGCCTCCTACCTGTTCGAGCAGGCCCGGGAGCGCCTCACCCCCGCCGAGCCGAAGGCCGAGCCCGTGAAGGCGGAGGAGGCTTCTGCCGGTGGCGCGGACGAGGAGTGGCCGGCCTACGAGAGCCGTCTGCGCCGCCTCGCCGACGGCACCACATCCCCCGCCCAGGCCGAGGGTCTGCGGAAGGTGTGGAACGCCGGCAAGAAGTACCGGACCCTGATGTTCCAGCAGGAGAAGGTCACCCGGGAGGCGCGCCTCGCCCTCGGCAAGTACGTCGAAGCGGCTATCCACCGCGGTGAGGACGTCGCCGGCGGCGAGGAGATCGCCAAGGGGCCGGCCCAGGCGCCCGCCAAGCCGGCCGACCCCAAGCCGGAGGAGCCCGCGACCGCGCCGGTCGAGGCACCGGGCGTCGCCGGGGAGCCGGAGGCGGTCCGCTCGACTGGCGCCAAGATCTTCGAGGCGCTCTCGAAGGTGAAGTTCAGCGAGCAGGCCTACCTCGTCTGGGCGCGCAGCTCCGACGACCGCATGAAGTGCGGCGCTAGTCAGGCCGTGCTCGACGCCTGGGCAAAGGAATACCGCGAGATCCGCAAGCGGTTGCCGTCCGAGGAGGACTGATCTTGACCACTCTCACCCCCACCCGGGAGGCCGTCGAGAAGGCCATCACCGCCATGATGGCGCGCTTCGATCAGGAGCTCGCCGCCAACACCGACCTGCAGACGGCTGGCCTGCAGATGGATCTGAACAAGGCCTTCCTGTTCGGCTCCATGCGTTTCATCGCGGACTGCCAGGATCTCGGCCTCAAGTCCGAGGAGGTGAGCCGCCTGCTGGCCGTCGGCATCTCCAACGCCCTCACCAGCGTGATGATGACGGTCACCAGGGGCGATCGCGAGCCGGCGGCGGACTTGCTGCTCACGCTGCTTGATCAGGTCGCTGACGCCGCTTTCACCCGGCTGTCCGAAGGTCCGGAGGGAAAGCCGTTCGCCGCGATCGTGGTCCCCGACATCACACCCACGGGGAGAGCCTGATGGGCGAGGCCTCCCTCAAGGCACAGTGGATGCGGGCACAGGTCGCCCTCGTCCGAGCCGGGGGCCTCGCCCCGATCTTTGAGGACATCTCAGACCATGCGCTTGGCATCCTGCTCCTGACCATGCGCGAGTTCGCCGAGATCCTCCCGTCGGAGGTGACCCTGCAGGAGCGCTACGAGCTCGTCCTCTGGCTCTACGGCTGGGGATACCTCCGGATCCTCGCCCGCCCCGACGGCTCGTTCCAGCTGATCAAGGCGCTCCCCCAGGACGTCGGCCAGCAACGTCCGATCATGACATCCGAAGGCATCCAGCGCCCGTCCCAGCAGGCGCTCGAGGCTGATCCCGAGACCATCTAACCCGCGGCGCACCCCGCGCCGCGCGGCCCCTTCGTCCCAGCGAAAGGCACCGCCCATGACGTCCCTGACCCCCACCCGCGACGCCGTCCTGGCTCACCGAGAGAAGATGCGGGAAGCCCTCGTCGAGGAGATCGCCGCCGGCGGCTCCCGTGCGATGCACGCGGAGCTGACCCTCGGCTTCAACGACCTGATCGGCCTGCACTTCGCCGACTGCCGCGACCAGGATGTGGACGCGCGGGAGTGCTTCACCATCCTCGAGAACGCCATGGCCAACGCGATCGGCACGGTCGTGATGAGCGGCGCCGAGACCCCAGAAGACCGGATCGCGGTCTGGGGCGGCTTCATGATGATGATCACCCAGAAGAGCAAGCACGCGCTCTCGCTGGCCCAGGCTGGGGTGCCCGGTACGTCGATCATGACGAGGATCGACGAGCCGACGGTCGGCCACAGCTGACCTCATGGTCCGGCGGAAGGACGATCCTGCGATCGTCCTCACCGTCACCCGGAGGGGGCTGGTGCCGGCCCACCCGATCGACCTTGAGGCGCTCGCCCAGCTGCCCTTCGGTACCCAGCTCGAGGTCACCAAGCTCACCAAGCCCCGCAGCCCGGCCCTGATCGGGTGGTGGGAGCTGATGAACATCGTGGGCAAGGCGCTTGAGCTGCCGCCCCGGGCCCTCTCGAACCGCATGCTCCTCGAGATGGGCATGGTCGAGAGACACGTCCGGATCGGGGGCTACTCCGACGACCCGATGTCGCTTCGCGACTTCGACGAGACCCAGCTCCGCCGCCTGACCGAGGCCGCGAAGCTCCTCCTGGCCGACGAGATCCGCGGCGATCCCGACGAGCTGATCCGCAATCACCGCAAGTTGAGGGGAGCGGTATGAACTTCTGGGATCACCACGGAGCCTTGTTCCTGATCTGCGCGGCCTGCTTCCCGCGCCTGACCATCCTGTTCGGCACGGCCCTGACGCCGCTCTTCGGCATCCTCGGCTGGATCGGCTGGCTGATCGCACCGCGGTTCGTGATCGCCTTCTATGCGACCGTCACCTACGGCGACCAGAACCCGTTCCTTGTGGCGGTGTCGTGGGTGGTGGCCTTCACGACGATCACGGTCTCTGCCCGTGAAGGCGTGCGGAGGGTCTCGTGATGACCGAGCGCACCTTCACCTCAGCCGAGAAGCTCGCGTGCGTCCAGCGCGAGATCGGCCAGCGTATGCGCGTCTACCCGCGCCTCGTGGAGAACCGCCGGCTCACCCAGGAGAAGGCTGACCGGGAGATCGCCTGCATGCGGGCGATCGAGGCCGACCTGCAGAAGCTGGCGCTGGCGGGCGACGAGGATCTCTTCAGCCGGGGCGGGCCATGACTGACGAAAACGTCACCCGTCTGCCTGTCCGGTTCAAGGCACCGATCGCCGAGGAAGGGCGGTCTATCCAGTGCGTAGATGCGCATTTCGGCGAGGAGTGCAATCACTCGTATTTCTGGCGCGACGGAAAGATGGTCAATGTGACCTTCCTCATCCGCCCCGGCGAAACCGAAGTCGAATGCAGCAACTGCCGCACACGGCTTGAGCCTATGTGGGTTCTACGCCAACTCGCCAACACAGAGAGCCAGCACTTCCGGGCGCAGCAGCGATACGTGGAGGAGATGAAAAGGCTCGGCGAGCGCAGCCGCACCAAGTGCGAGCGCTGCGGGCACATGACGAGGATCAGCCGCACGAAGCCGAGGGGGGGCGCATCATGACCGACCGCCCCAAGCGCAAGGGCATCTCCGTCGGCTTGAAGCTCGAGGTGGTGCTCGCCCAGGACGGGCTCTGCACCCACTGCGGCAAGGCGCTGGGCAAGCTGCCCGGCGTCAGGTTCGACCACCGGCCACCAATCGCGCTCCGGCGCGTGAACGAGGCCGGTGACGACTACGACCCGCCGCAGCTGGATCCGGCGCACATCGAGGCGCTGCACGAGCCCTGCCACGACGAGCGCACCACCGGCCGGCGCGGCGAGAGCAAGCTCTCCGCCCGCGATGGCGACCAGACCCGCATCGCGAAAGTGAAGCGCCTAGTCGAGCGCCACCAGCCCGCGGCGCCCGTCGAGGAGGAGCGCCGCCTCCCTCCCATCGACGAGTTCGAGCGCCGCCGCTCCGAGCTCCTCCGCCCCGAACCCCGGCCCGAGCGCGAGAAGCGCAGCAAGTGGCCGTCCCGACCCTTCAGGAGGTCACCATGAGCCGGCGCGTATTCGCCAAGGTCTCCCGGCCCGAGCACGGCCGGATGATCGATCGCTTCGTCATGCGGTGCTCCGAATGCCCCGCGGAGGAGACCCTGGGCCGCCAGAACTACGGCCCCGGCGAAGCGGTCAAGCAGGTGCCCAAGAAGTTCAGCGCCAAAGGCTGGACGGTCGGCGGCGCCAACGACGGGTCCGCGGATCTGTGCCCGGCCTGCAGCGGCCGGCACCGCGAGCGGCCGCACCTCAAGCTTGTCTCACCTACCACGGAGGAACCCATCATGAAGCACACCAAGCCGGCCGATCCCATCGCCGCGGTCGCCGGCATCACGAAGCCGTCCGCCGAGCCGCTGCGGGAGATGAGCCGGGACGACCGCCGGGTGATCTTCGCGAAGCTCGACGATGTCTATGTGGACGAGAAGACCGGATACTCGGCAGGCTGGACCGACGACAAGGTGGCGACCGACCTCGGCGTGCCGCGCGCCTGGGTGGCTACCATCCGCGACGAGAACTTCGGGCCCGGCGTCAACGAGGAGCTGACGAAGATCCTGGGCGAGGTCGGCGAGCTGACCCGCCAGCACGAGGGCGTGAAAAGCCGCCTCAGCGAGCTGCAGCGCCTCGAGACCGCCCTCGCCGCTGACATCGCGCGGATCACCGGGACGGCGAAGCGCCTGCAGGGCCTCACGGGCGCGCGATGACCCAGGTCTCCGAATGGGCCGCGAAGGCCGAGGAGAAGAGGCTCCTCGGCTGCCACAAGGCAGGCGACACCATCCGAGCCTCCGACGTCACCATCACGCTGCCGGCGGTCGGCGGCGTGACCTACGCCTTCCAAGGCGGCCAGCTGTTCAAAGACGGCAAGCCGCAACCCGTGCGGGAGCGTTGAGTATGTCCGCCAAAGAGAAGCTGTTCTCCCAGGACCGCGGCAAGGTCTCCGAAGGCCTGCAAGCCCTGGCTCGCATGCTCGACAACACGCTGAACGTCGACACCGTCAACCCGGAGACCGGGTTCGGCCTCTTCATCTTCGAGATCGGCAAGAAGCCGACCCTGATGCGCTACGTCGGCAACACCCCGCGGCCCGATCTCCTCGCCGTCGTCGGCGCGTGGGTCGACCGAGAGCGTGCGCGCGACACGGCCGAGGACGTCACGCCCTCGACCCCCAAGAGCTGATCCCAGTCGGCTCCGATACCCCCGACTATCCCAGGCCAATCCCATTGCTTTCCCAGGAGCAAACCATGACCTCGATCACTGTCACCTGCGACGGGTGCGCCGGAACCGGCGATGCCACGCACGAGGACCGTCACACCGGCACGAACATGGACCGCTGCCGGAAGTGCGGCGGCGAGGGCAAGATCCCCGCGCGCACCGGCGAGACGCCGGAAGCCTCGTTCCAGCCGCTTCCGGAGGCGGCGGCGCCCGTGGACCTCGGGCAGGTCGCCTATGAGGAGCGGTGGGAGGGGTTCACCGTCGTTCCGGCCTGGGCGAACCTCCCCGAAGAAGGGAAGCAGGTATGGCGGCGGGTCGCCCTCGCGGCGCGGAACGCTCCGTGGCCGCCGGCGACGCCCGGCCGGATCATGCTGCAGGTCGACCAGGGCGTGGAGGGGCTCTGGTACGTGACCTCGCCGGCGCCGGCCGGCCTGCTGGTCGCCGGGGAGACGATGCGCGGTGCGCTCGACCAGGTCGAGAAGGCGCTCGAGGACATGAAGCGGGCGACCGCGGAGGTGGGCGGCGACGCCATCCTCGTGGATGAGGCGGTCGCGAAGGAGGCCCTCGGGGTGGCCAAGACCATCGAGGCGGCCCGGCCGTTGGTGGTTACGACGGACACGGTCGCGCTCCACGACCTCGCCCACGTCCTCGCAGCGCACATGGAGGAAGGCCAGATCACGCTGGCCGGCATCGATCTGGTCTCGGTCGCGCTCGACCGGGTCTTCCCGAAGCTGCTCCACACCCGCGAGCGGTGCGAGGTGGCGGAATGCCTCGTGCACGGCGGCTGCGAGGAATGCCCGACCGAGGCGCAAGTGGACGCGGCCGACGCCAAGCTGACCGCGTGGCTGCGCGATAACCCGCCCTCGGACGCTGTGCCGGTCGAGGCCCGGAGCCTCAAGGCTGCCTGCGAACCCTGGCACTTCGGCCTGGGCGGACCACCAGACAAGGGCAGCCCGCTCTACGCCGTGTTCTCAGCCGGAGCCATCTACGCGATCCGAGACCTGGGCATGCTGACGAACTCGACTGGCTGGTGGCTGCAGCATGGGCACGGCGACTTCGAGAGCGTTACCCGCGCCTCGCTCATCGACGTGCTGAAGCACGCGGGGCTCTACGACCCGGACACCGGCCGTCTCGCCACGCTCACCAGCGTGAACGACCAGGGGCGGACCCAGGTGGAGGAGGGGCTCACCGCCCAGATCCGCGCCCTCGAGGCGAGCCAGCGCATGGATGGGCTGACGGCGGCCGAGTGGCAGGAGCGGTGGACCGAGCAGGGCAACACCCTGGCGGCGCGGATCAGGGAGCTGGCCGTCCACATCGGCTCACTCGAGGAGCAGATCCGGAAATCGGCCTTGGCTGCCTTCAACGAGAAGGTGGGGCTCGAGGGTGAGGTCGAGGCCCTGCGGCTCCTGCTCCGCCGCAACGAGGTCCGCGTCGGCCGGCAGCGCGAGCTCCTGCAGGAGAACAACAAGCTCCTCGACCGCGCCCGCGCCGCAGAGGCCTCGAGCGCGAAGCTCCGCGCCGCGCTGCGCCACCTGTTCCCGTTCGTCGACCGGGCCGTGGGTGAGGGGATCGTCTTCGGCCCAGACGGCAAGGCGCCGGCGATGGATGCGCTCGAGGTCTACGCGGCGGCCGGCTGCGCCCTCGGGTTCGAGGCGGTCGACGACCCGACCCTGATGGCGCTGTCCGCCCCGGGTGATACGCCGCCGGCCGCCGCGACCGTCCCAGCGCTCTACCTGAACTACAGGGGGGACCTAGCGGTCCGGCACATCGTCCCGATCCGGTTCTGGGAGGGCGAGAGCGAGTGGCACCCGGGCGAGCGGCACTTCCTCCGCGTGGTCGAGCCCGAGACCAAGAAGGTCCGCGATTTCGCCCTCTCCGGCATCATCGCCTGGGGGCAGGCCGCCATCGACCGGGCGGAAAGCCTCGACCGCAGCTTCCAGTACGTCCGCCAAGATCTCGCCGCCGAGCGCGACGCGAAGGCATGCGGGGAGATCGAGGTGACCCGCCGCGGCCTCGACTTGGCTTCACCAGACATGCTGGGGGTGCGGGTGTGTGTCAGCCGGCAGGAGGTCATCAGCGGCGGCCCAGAGATCCTCGATCGGATCCTCGAGCGGGCGAAAGCGGATCTGACAGTGCTGGCGCAGCAGGTGACCGTGCACTCCGAGAGCCGAGCTGACGCCAACGAGCACGCGACCCAAGTGCCGGACGGGTCTTGGGCCCTCACGCTGGCGGCCAAGTGACCGACTTCACCGAGGCAGATTTCCGCAAGGCTTGGCGTCTCTGGCGGCTGCGCTCCGGCGTGGTCGCCACCACCGGCGCCCGGGACGACCTCCTCGAGGGCATCCGCGCCCAGGCGCAGGCCCGCCAGGAGGGCCGGACGATCCCCCGCCCACCATGCCCGGCTCGCGACGCCGTCCTGCGGCGAGCCGGGCTCGAGCCCTGAACGATCAGCCCCCCCCATTCACGACGGACATCAACATGACCAAATCGTTCTCAAATTTTGCAGGTGCCTCTGACATCGACGATGCGTGCGCCGCTGAACTCGAAGCCGCGGGCATCAACGTCGAGCGGTACGAATTCCTGCGCGGCAAGGGCGAAGTGAGCACAGCCGTTGTGGGGTCGCTGCACGGATGGAGCTTCAAGAGGGCATGGCGCTACTGGGTCGCCGAAGGGCCCGGGATCGAGATGGCCGTTGCTGAGGCGCTCCACGCACGTCACGGGCGGGCCGTCCGCGTCGAGGGCCATTGCGGCTGCCCATCACCGCGAGAGTGGGGGAAAGGCTTCGCGATCAGCTCCTACCACGTCGACACGCCGGAGGGGCTCCGCGCGCTCGCGGAAACGATCAAGGGAGTGGTCGAGCGTGCGTCAGCTGTGGTCGACGAGAAGCCGCGCACGCCCGATGCTACCGCCCTCACCGAGGACCAGACCAACCGCGCCTATCGCCTCTTCTACGGCGAGGGCATGAACCTGGGGCAGGTGGCCGAGACCCTCGGCTGCGGCCTCTACGCGCTGACCCCGTGGCTGACGGCGCCGTCGCTCCGGATCGCCGAGCAGGCCATCACGGACAGCAAGACCGAGAAGGCGGACGCCTACGCGAATCTCGACGACGACAGCCTCGACGCGATCATGGAGGTGATCGGTTCGCCGAAGCTCTACAACTCCGGCAAAAGCGTGATGCGCGAGTGGTTCCTGCGGCGGCTGCGCGTGCTCTGGCAGCTGCCGGAGCCGCCCGCCGAGGAGGCGCCCACCTCGATCTCGACCTGACCTCCGCCGGAGGGAGGCGCTTGTTCTCCCTCCGTTCGGCCGGCTATGCCAAGGGATGGCCCGCCCCCCGCTTCCACCCATCCTGCTCGGCGAGGCTCGACGCGCCCGGATCAGCCTGCTGATCTGCTGCCCGATCTGCAAGCACAGGGTCGAGATCCCGGCCATGGAGATGCCGCTCCCGCACGACCTCGACATGGACCAAGTCGGGCACCGGATGCGCTGCACCAGTTGCGGCCGCCGCGGCGGGATCGACGTCATCCCCGACGGCGCCGGCTGGGTCCGCTACCTGCGGAAGACCGGGCAGCGCGACCGCTGGCCCTGGTATGCCGGCATGGTCCGCGACGAGCCGGACGAGCCTGCAGAATGAGGCCTCTACCGTTCGTTCTACCGGAAATTTACGGGCCTCAGATGGCAGTCGCAGTCGAGAATCCAGCTGCGCGCTCCGGCAACAGCTTGCCTCTCAAGCCGAATGCAGTCGTTGCCGCACCACGGGCGGTGGTTCCATAATTTAACTTATGCGTCTCAGCCCTGGCTTGACTTTCGCTAGGAGGAAACCGTGACGGATCCAGCCACCGCATCGGCCCTGGCGCAGCTTTCAGCCCTCGCTCGCAACATGGGGCTCACCCACGACGAGCTGATCCAGATCCTGACGGAGGTGGACGAGGCGGCAGCGACCGAGGACCGCGACGTCCCGATGGCGGAGCGTCTGATCGCGGCACGAGCCAGAGTGATGAGCGCAGGTCTCCGCTAGGCTTCTCCTGGGACACGAGGGCCTCTGGCCAAGACGGCACCTGCGAGACGCGCCAGCGCCGCCTCGAGGCCTGACACCTCACCCCCCATAGGGACGGCTATCGCCTGGGGTGTCTTTGGGGGGACTGGATTCTCACGGGGCCGGCGCTTCTGCGCGGTGATGTGGATCAGCCGGAACAGAGCCTGGAACGCGGCGCCGATCTTCCGGAGCACCGGCTTGCGGCGAACCCCGGCGGCGGTGGCGCGGTATGGCGAGCCGACGGTCTCCACGCGAGCGAGGAATCCCACGCGCTCGAGGGCCGCGGTGGCGGAGCGGACCTGCTCCTCGGTGAGGTCGAGATCGGGATGGGCAGCGAGCGCGCGCCGGTCGACCGGGAAGGCCCGGCCGAGGGTCGAGGGGGCGGCTTGGACACGCGCGAGGAAGCGCGCCAGGACCATGCAGGCCCCGGCGTTGCGCAGGCCCGTCAGGAGCGGCTCGAGCAGGTCGAGCACCCTCCGGGGCAGGATGTAGGCACAGGTCATCGGTCGGTCCCTGGTGGGACCGCTGCAGGGGCTTACGCACAGGGGCGCCCGTTGCCGGAATTGGCGTTCCGGCTTGACACCCAAGGGGTCGGTGGGCATTCTCAGGGGCGTTCGAGACCCCATGAGTTTGCCCTTACGGGCTCAAAGGCCTTCCCGGTTGGCGCCGGGGGGGCCTTTCTGCATTTGGGCTACTGCGGCGGCGGTGGTCTCCTTTCCCGGGCGAGATTCCCGGACGTGACAGCAGAGCATTAACTGCCATGTGCCGTCAAACTACGGCCGAGGTCGTCAACGGCTTACGATTGATCTCGCGGGCGGCTGTCGATCCCGGCATGGGCCTGGGACAATCCGGGGACAAAACCCGGCCCCTCCCCCTTGAGTGCAGGGGCGTCCGCGGTATCTTCCCGCCTGCAGACGGTGTCCCCTCGTCCGGAGCGGTAACGCGCAGGGGACCCTTGATCGAGGCCAGGACCCGTCGGGGCGACCGCTCCAAGCCGGCGGAGGATCTGGCAAGAGGCCCCGGCGAGGGGCTGCACCGGGCGAGAACCCCGCAACGCTGGTGAGATCCGCCGCCCCGTCAGGTCATCCTGGCGGGGCGGCTCTCGTTCCGGATCAGGACGCCGGGCCCTCCACTCGCCTCCGCCGCCGGCC